ATTAAATAATACGGAGAGAAACGACGTGAAACCACATAAGCACTGTGAAGTAATCAAGGCATGGGCAGATGGCCATGAGATTCAAATCAAAACCCTTACGGCGGGTTGGGTGACCACCCTCGGGCCTGTTTGGAATGAAAACTTTGAATATCGGGTTAAACCTAAGACAATTAAGTATCGAGTAGCTTTGTATAAAGGTCAAGTCAGTGATAACTATTGGGCAGCTGCTCTTCAAGATGAACTACAGAAAGACACCCTACTTCATAGTATTTTCGTTCGCTGGTTAACTGATTGGATTGAGGTAGAAGTAGATGGTTAAGTGTTTAGAAGGATATGTAGTTAAGTTCTACTATCAAAGTAAGCCTGTTAAAGCCTTATTCCTTGAGAAGCATGCAGCCGAACAGCATGCAATTAAATGGCACGGAACAATTAGTGAATTGTATTCTGACGTAGAAGACACATGTCAAGAAAGCCGAGTCTTACCGCGTTCGTCTACGATCGGCGAAATCGACTGTTAAGTATCGGTCGTAATAGTTATGTAAAGACTCATCCCTTGATGGCCAAAGCTGCTAATCAGGTAGGAGAACCCACAAGGATCTATCTACATGCGGAAGTAGCAGCCCTAGTAAAGATTAGGGATTGGTCTAAAGCGTATCGAATAGTAATCACCCGGTTTAATAAAGATGGAAACCCCGTTCTTGCGGCACCATGTGCCTGTTGCAGACACGTTATCTCCCAAACAGGAATCAAACGAATCGAACACACCTAAGAAGTTTATTGGTTCGGGTGAAGATGTTTGTTTAGAAGAGATGAGGGAACCGAATGGCGACTCAACAGATTGATGGTATTTATTTATCTGGATATTTTGATCCAGATTCTCGTGGAGTAAATGTTTGTGGGTTAACGGAATTAGCAGGATTTACTTATAATACTGTAGAAGCCCCTTTTGATAAGTTCCTAGAGAAAGTAGCCATAAAAACAGGATGGTATAAACCACAGGGAAACTTTCTCTTTGCTGTCACCCATCAGCAAATCACTTATGCTAAGTCGGAGTCCTTTCTTCATTACTTAATCTACCACCCTAATACTCGGGTTATTCATACGTACAACAATAATGCTCATGCTCCTAATTCTCTGATATTAATTTGTATTCATCATATGTTCCCTGAGCAGGTGAATCGCCTGGATTTAACAAATAATGTTAAAGATTATCTATGATAAAGTTTGCTTTAGTGTCTTATGGATATAATGAGTATGCTGAGACTTTCGATAGGTTAACTTATGGAGAAAGTAAAAACGACGTAAATGAGTTTTTAGCTAAATGGGACTATAAAGTAAATTTAAATGGTGGTGAAATAACACACGCCAGATGCGTTGTCTTTGAATTTGATCCCAGTACAGGGGAAATGACTCCCGTTACTAATGAGAAGTTTTCACGAGTTAAGCCACTACCTAGAATGATCAACCGAAATGATAAACATCCTACTTCCCAGTAAGCGACCCATATTAGAACTACCCAATTACACAAAACAGCCATCTAAAAAGACTCTCTTTGAAGAAGCACAGCGCCGGGATTTAATCGTCCGTAATATTGCTGCTAAGCTTACATATGGACCCGGGGATTGGGTAACACCGAATAAACCAGAGAGTGTCAATGAATATGGGGATCGCGTTAAGATTCTACGCATCTGTGATACCTATGGTAAGTTCGGTAAAGATGAAGTTTGGCCAGAGAGTGACAATCCGATGATTGTCCATGCGTGGTCAGAAAAGCTTGATACTACATTCATGTGTACTGCTAATTTTCTAGTTAAGAAATGACAACTCTAGGATACTCTCCTTATAACGCTCCCTCTTTCAATAATCCTATCTATCCTTTTGATACCCTGTTTGATAATCATATTGATTTAAAGCACCAAGAAACCCTAGATAATGTAGATGCTGTAGTGTTGTGGGGTGGTACTGATATTTGCAGTCAACTCTACAATGAACCCAAGCATCGGTTTAGTTACGGACCTAACTACCCTTCAACGAGGGACATCTTCGAGTGGAATATCCTACGAGAAGCTATTCGATTAAAGAAACCAATCATTGGGGTATGCCGAGGAGCACAATTAATTTGTGCTTTTGCTGGAGGTAAACTAGTTCAAGACTGTACTGGGCATGGTGGGGGTAGTCATAGTATTACAACTTCTGATGATAAGCATTTCTCTGTGACTAGTTCTCATCACCAAATGATGTTTCCCTTCAAGGTTAAGTATGAGATGCTGGCTTGGAGTACCACAAATCTTAGTAGAGAATATAATGGTATCTCTCCAGAGGAGGAGATGCAGATTGAAAAGGAACCTGAAGTAGTTTACTTCCCAGAGATTAATGCCATGGCAATTCAATGTCATCCAGAATGGCATAAAGCAGATGATCCATTTAATAAGTGGATTCTTGAGAAGATTACGGAGATTCAATTCTAAGGCGGATTCCGCCTAATAACAGTATTTGAGGATAAAAGATGAGACTAGGTAGTGATCCAGAAGTGTTTCTACAAGATCAGAGTGGGAAACACATCTCAGTTATCGGAATGATTGGTGCAGATAAGTGGAATCCTAAGCAGGTACCTGATATGCCTGAGGGGTTTACACTACAGGAGGATAACGTATCGTTGGAGTTTGGTATTCCTCCTGCTCGTGACGCGGAGGAGTTTGCTAACAATATCGAATTGGTATTGAAGGCGGGTCTATCAAACGTTAACGGCCTTCAGTTTAGTAAGCTTAGCTGTACGATCTTTCCTGAGGATCAGTTAGCTCATCCTATGGCATCGGTATTCGGCTGTGAACCAGACTTCAATGCATGGACAGGTTTAGAGAATCCACGCCCAACACCACCACATAAGGGTATGCGTAGTGCTGGGGGGCATGTACACATTGAGACTAAGGAGGATCCTCGTGTGGTTGTGCAAAATTGTGATGTGCACCTCGGGCTTGCTAGCGTTTTACTTGATGATGGTATTGAACGGAAGAAGGTTGGTTATGGAGCGGCTGGAGCGTTTCGCCCTAAACCTTATGGCGTTGAGTATCGGACTCTTTCTAATTTCTGGATTTTTAGTCCTAAGTTTTCCAAATGGATTTGGCGAGCTACTGAACGTGCGTTAGGTAATCTTCGGACATTTAACAACACCGAATCCGAATATATCCAGAAAGCTATCAATACGGGTAATCGTCGGATTGCCTCTGAACTAATTGAATATTTCCAGGTACTGATGCCATGAAGATTCCTAAGCCGATTCTTGGATCTGCTCTTAAAGCCTACTTTATGGAGCATGTGAAGCCTATTCCCCAAGATACTCCCGGCTTCTATAGAGTAACCAGACCTCTTCACGTATTTAAGAGTACCCATCAATATAGGGATGGTGCTTTCTGTATTACTAATTTGATGATTCCTAAAGGGGCTTTTATTTATGCTCCTGATATCTGTTTCGCGGCTGGGCATCAGCCTAATGAGTATCATCATCGTAAGATGCGTGCCTCGTCGGCCTCTGTTCATTCTAACTTTACGAAAAGGACAAAGGAGAGAGTGCAGGAGGCTTCCTCTTGTTATTCTCCCATCTTTAAATATAAAGAAGGAACTAAGGTAAAGCCACAGATGCCTTTCTCTCATGAACCACATACTTGTGATTATGGAATCCATTTCTTTCTAAACCTTTACGATGCTTATAATTATTAATCATGTTTGTAGACTCTAATAACTGGGACGACTGTAAGAAGTACTTTGAAGGTACTTGGGTTAAATTCAAAGAGGAGGGTGATAATACCATTTGGTATATCAATGAAGTAACCCCAAAACATCTCTTTGCTAAAAGTGTAGATGAAAAGGAAATTATCGGGGTTGATCTAGAGATAGGATATACTCTCGATTATGTAATCCCAAAGAAGACAACTTATCAATTACATGAGAGTGCTGTTAATCTTTCCAGGATTCCTGCAAGGCAATGGAAGAAGGGAATGAATAAACAGAATACCTTATTTCAAGTACTGACTGGAGACGGTATTTGGTTACCAGCACCATTCCAACCTGATGTAATTAATGGGTTTGTAAATAAACCGGGATATTACACTCCCCATGATGCACTCCGAGAATTCAAGGCTAGTGAACATCTCCGAAGCGCAGCCCTGAATCCGAGAATGTCCATTGCTAGGAATGGTACAATCTTTGTTGATACTGTGCTTGTCGCTAGGTTTGACGGGGAACGTTTGATCACGAAGAGTCTGTTTGTTCCTGAAATTTCGGCAATGTTCCCAGAATGGAAGATTAAGACAGTAAAATGAGCATGGAAGCTAAACCCGTAATTGATATCAAAACTCACTTTGGATTACCAGTAAATTTTAAACTAAATAAATTTACTCCCAAACAGTTTGTGTGTGGGTGTGAGTTTGAGATTGAAAGTATTCTGAATTGGGAGAATCTGGGAGGATTTGTATCAGTAGAAGAGGATCATTCTTTACGAAATAATGGTAAAGAATTCAAGACTCCTCCTGTAGGTTTTGAGTTGGCACTTGAAACTTTTAGGATTCTTCACGACAATATTAAGTTAGGACCGAATCCCTTTAGTGAGCGCACTTCTATTCATGTGCATGTAAATGTCCGTGACCTTTCCTTAAAGGACGTTCGCAATCTAATTCTAACGTATGCTCTACTAGAACCCCTGTTCTTTGAGTTTGCAGGAGAAACTCGTAAAGGCTCAATCTTCTGTGTACCTCTGAGTTATACATATCTACCTAGTCTATACAAGCATCCAATTACGATGCTTCTTGACAAGTGGAAGAATAATAAGTACACAGCATTTAATCTGTTGCCTATTACTTCTTTTGGTACTGTGGAGTTTCGTCACCTTTATGGTACTGGTGATGAGCAAGTTTTTACAACGTGGTTAACTGCAATCAAAGAACTATATGACTACGTTGTGAATCATCCCGAATTAGAAGTAACAGAACTTCTAAAGGAGCCTATTGCAAAAGTAGCCTTGGAAATTATTCCTTCACTAGCAAAGTTATATTCTGTTAATCGGATTACAGAACTAACACAGGATTCTGTAGTTGATATCAAACTGTCCAAAGGCGGGCTTAAATAAATGTGTGGTCTTGTTGGAATGATTTTAAATACCACCAATGGACCAGTGTTTTCTGATGTTACAGCATTTGAAGAACTACTGTACATTGATGCATTGCGTGGTGAAGATTCAACTGGTGTAGCTGCTCTCTATAATAATGGAGATATGCAGGTCATTAAAGATTCCTGTGATGCTAATTACTTTCGATCCACCAAGGAATTTACAGACTTTAAACGGGATTTTATTAGTAAAGGCCGTGTAGTATTAGGTCATAATCGAAAGAAGACTGTAGGAAAGATTGACCCTACAACCGCACATCCTTTTCTTATTAACGATCGCTTTGCTTTTACACATAACGGGACACTACACAACCACAAGAAACTAGCAAATACAGAAGTAGACAGTGAAGCTCTTGGTATTCATCTGACTGAATGTGAAGGAAGCCTAGTTAAGCTAGAGAAAGCTTTAGCAGAAGTAGAAGGTGCCTTTGCTTGTGCTTGGATCGATCAACAGACAGAAAAGGTATTCCTGTTACGGAATACGGAACGGCCCTTGTATCTAGCTAAGACTCAGATTGGCTATATCTATGCTTCTGAGCCGGCTATGATTACCTTGGTGGCATTGCGTAATCGAATAAAAATCGATTCCATTGATCCTGTGGATACGGATACTTTATATACCTTCTCTCTCCCTAAAATCTATGGAGTAGATCTAACAAAAGATAAGCTGGTATACACACCAAAAAAAGCCAAGCCCACTACGTACCATGGCAGCACCAAAGTAGTGGGCATGCATTCTACAGTGAAGGCTGCGAATAACTTTCTCAACTCTGATGTTTACGGTACTAGCAAGAATGCCTTTAAAAGATTTCGTAATAAGAATCTTGGGAAGGTTGTTCCCTTCTATGTAGAAGACTTCGTAGAGAAGAACTACCCACAAAACGATGGAGACTGGCTACTCTTTGGTAAATGTGATTCTCTAGAAGTAAATCATATGGTTTGTGGTGTAGTTAAAAACGCAACCATGTATGCTATTGAAGAAGATTACATGAACCATTTAGCATATGGTCAGATCTTGAATGTTGAATATGATGAGATTTCTAAGTTGGTTAAGATTTCAGTTGGATCAATAACACTAGCAAAACCCCATGAAGCTGCGCTTACTAAGCACTAAACTAAAGTCACAGTCTTTAAAGAGACTGGCACAGGGTCTATCAACAGCGCTGGGCTATAAGGTCTGGCGTAGTTCTAAGCCAAAGCCTAATCGAAAGCATCTATTGTATGGTGACCAAATCTGTAAGATTGAACAGTATAAATGGTTTAAGCAGGAAGCAATTCCTAGCCTTGAGTTCACATTATCACAGGGAGAAGCACAAGAATGGGCTAAAGTGGCACCTGTGGTATGTAGAAAACTTACCAGGGCATCAGAAGGCAAGGGAATTGTTATCGCAGAGTCGCCAGAACAAGTGGTGGTGGCTCCTGTGTATACGAAATATCGCAAAAAGAAGAAGGAATACAGGGTTCATGTGTTCAAGGGCACGATCGTGCATGTACTAGAAAAGCGGAAACGTAAAGGTGTGGACGTTACTGAAACGAAAGTACGTAACACGGCTAATGGCTACGTCTTCTGCTCTGAGAATGTTGTGGAGCCTGAAGGATTACGGGAACTAGCTCTAGCCGCTTCTAAGGTAACTAAGTCAGATTTTAAAGGGGTAGATATCGGCTACAATGAAAAGAAGAATGAGCTGTTTGTTATCGAAGTTAACTCTGCTCCTGGTATTGAAGGTTCTAACGTAGATCGATATGTCCAGGTCATCAAAGCAAACCTCTTCTGATCCTAAAGAATCTCTTCGATTTCATTTATATGACATTGAAACTTTTATTGACGAAGTTATTGGCACACTTCAGGATGCCTATGAAGATGAAGAGGCGATGTCATTATTAAGAGTAGCGATTAAGAAAGTACAAAAGTCCCGTTTACTATTAAACTACCTAGAAAATAAATGAAGATTAAATTTACAGGTGAAATTGAAATTCCTGATGGAGCAGATGACAGGGGTACTGTAGATTTTTGGGTTATCCAGACAATCGAACAAATCATACAGGACGGTCCCGAATCAGATGATATTTATGACAAGCTCAAGTTAACCTGGGACATTACAGAATGAACATTACAATTACAAATAAAGGTAACTACGCAGAAGAGGGACAACCTAATCCTATGCGTTGGATGCTATTGAGTAAAAATGAAGACGGGTCATTCCAGAATGAAACTTCATGGCTACGGTGCAAAGACTTCTTCAATGACTTCGTGTGTGCTCGTCATACTGGGAAGTTCTTCCGTATCTATGGCTTCGATACCTCCAAGATGAACTTGGGTAATCCAGAAGAACCGGTGTATATTCTTCTAGATGTGCTTACTGAGCAGTTTGTATATAATATGGGGACACTGAATACATGGCTAAAGGATGAACAGGGAATGCCCACGATTCCCTCTAGTCCTCAAGGCGAAGGTAAATATCTACTTACTGTAGATCCTGTGTATTTCAAGAATACCTATAATGTCTCCTTGATTACTCTGCTAATTCGGTTGATGAATATCTCACATGAGTTTCAAAGCTTTGATGAGGTATTGACTTATAAGAAGTTCTTTGAAAAGGAAAAGCCTAAGTGGGATGAGGTAGTTAAGAAGGGACTCTTCTTCTCTAAGTTTCCTGAGAAGTTAAAGAAGTTTGTTTGGTATTGTGGTGATAAGTTCAACTCTGAAACTAAAGACCTACCAGAATATCAGCTAGCAAATCTAGTACATAATAATGGTGTACTGAATTGGGGACAATATCTATAATGAGTAAACCAGCACATAAGAATACTGAAAGACCACCGGGACAAATTGTGAATTCTGTTGATCCTGATCTAAAGTTCGCTAAAGCACAATATGAACATGATCTAGACCTACGACCCCGTAGGTTAGGAGATATCATCGATCGAGTTAAACGACAAGAAGAGGGGGTGATTAAGACCTTTGACTATGAAGCTTGGAGAAAAACACTATGGGAATTGATTGATTACTACCGTACACACGCGGAACATGATGGTCAGTCCTATAGAGATTCAATTAAGCATCATCTAACACTACTACCAAATAATAAAAATGCACTGTGATTGCTGTGATCGAATGCTGAGTGACTACGAATGTTCTATTAAACATCGTACTGAGGGGCATCACCTGAACACCTGTCTTAAATGCCTACAAGGCTTAGGTATTCCTTTTGTAGGGAATCAAGCCCTATCTCGTAAGCCTGTCTTAGAAGACGATGATGAGGTGATGCTGGATAATGAGAATAACTGTATGGATGATCTGATCTATACCAATATCGATAAGTTCTCTGAAGATAACGAGGAGTATGACGATTGATTACTTCAGGTTTCATACAAACTGTCCTAATTGCGGTTCAAGTGACGCTAGGGCTGTTTATGCTAGCGGTAGTAGCTTTTGCTTTAGTTGCCATAGGTTCAGCTCTGGGAACGTTTCTCCATACGCTGTTCAAGAAACTGTTAGGGAAACTAAGGAAGTAGTTCTACCAGATGATGTTGGGTTTAATTATTCTCCTGAATGCTTAGAGTGGGTAAGTAAATATGGACTATCAACAAACGAACTTATCGAACGACGAGTCCTCTGGTCAGACTACAGACAACAACTCATCTTTACCTGGTATGATCAATCGGATAACCTTCTCCTGTGGCAAGCTCGTAACTTTAAACCCGGTGCTAAGAAATACTTTACCCGAGGAGTACCAGATGAATGTCTTCCCATTTACTACCATCGAAGTCCTACCGAAGGACAATCACTGGTAATTGTAGAAGACTGCATCAGTGCTATTAAAATAGCCCATATAAGCGATTCTATGCCTGTGCTGGGGTCAGATATCAACCGAGCTAAGTTATCGCGTCTACGGGCCTATTACGGGCCTTCCTGCCGGGTTGTGGTTTGGCTGGATGGAAACATGTACCACAAAGCCCAGCGAATTGCCCAGCGGATGAACATGCTGGGGATGGATGCTAGGGCTGTTTACTCTGACTTAGACCCTAAGTGCTATAGTGATGAAGAAATTCGTAAAAAGGTGTTGACAAGTGACTAGAAAGTGTGGTATACTAGATGTATAGGCTGGAATTTTATCGGTGAGGTACGTTGTTATCCAGCCACGCCTTCAAAAGAAGGCTCTCGCACAAACAAGATACAGGTGCAAACGTGGGCAAGCCTAGAGCGTGTAGGGACACCACTATATGTGGTCGGACGAATAGTCTAGGGCTGATTGGAACTTCAGGGTGATACCTAAGTCTTCAAGCTGGTTTATACTCGTAATTGGGTAGGGACTAGGCTTGAAGAAATTTCTTAGGGTGATATATAATTATGGAATATATTAAAGATCAATTATACGTAGCTTTTAATAAGCAAGCAGATTATACTTACTACTATAAGTATTTAGGAAATGATCAGTGGACAGGTGGCTGGATTGATCCCATAAAGGTAGCTAAGGATACTGTACCTACTTGGAATACATCAGATCTACATGTATTGGGTACTGCTACCAAACACGATCCGAAGTTAACCGAAGAACTACAAAAATTATTCAGAGCTGAACTTCCTATGAATGGTATGGTAAAGAAACTGGTAAACCTTGAGTTCACGTGGGAGTTTAACGAAGTTAAGCCAAAGAAGCTTCCTCCTAACATTCGTATTATCAATAAACGAAATGACATTTGAAGAATTCATGGTCCTAGAACACGGACTACTAAAAAATCCTACTTTAGGTAAATCCTGGACAGCGTACCTTGAACGAAAAGAAAATGAATATGCTTTAAGGTATTGGAAAGAGAGGTATAAAGAAGCCCTAAATAAGAAACCTATTCGTATAATTAATGCAAAGAAACCATCATGACATTCAATGAATATATGAATGAGACTTTAGGGGGTCCTATTGGATTTCCCTTTGGCACATGGGATAACTGGCTTGCCCACCATAAGGAACACTCTGATCTAGGAAACAGCTTTTATTATGCACAGGTATGTGTTAAACATGTACAAGAATATTTAAAGAAATGTCAAGAAAAGGGTATACAACCTATTCCTATTAATAAAGAAAAGAAGAGTATCAGAATAATTAATGCACCACGAACTATCGATAATCAAAGCATTTCTTAAATATGAAGTCTGGCTTAGTTATCAAGAGTGCCTAACAGCTACTGATTTTCCAGAGGATCTACAGCTACTCTATCGTACTCTGGATAGCTTCCATAAAACTAACGACTCCAAGCAGGATCTACACCTTCTAGACCTAAGTAATCTGTTCTTCAGTAACCGACCGAAAGACAGGGAGTTCTACGAAGGTGTATTCAAGACTCTCGATTCGTACGAACCTAATTACGAGACAGTAAAACAATTAATCCTATCGATTAAAAGAGCAAAGACTCTTAGAGAAATTAGTATTGCCAGCTACGAAGTAGCAGAAGGCAAAAAAGAGTTTGATAAGCTAGCTCCCCTGCTAGCCTCACTCAGCGAAGAACAAGACCAAGGTAGTGAGCAAACCGACGAGTTCGTCACAGACGATCTAGAAACACTCGTCAATAAAGTTTATCTGACTCCCGGCCTACGTTGGCGTTTAAATACGCTAAATCGAATGCTAGGCTCATTGCGTAAAGGTAACTTCGGTTTCCTATTCGCTCGTCCTGAGACAGGTAAAACCACCTTCCTTGCATCTGAAGTTAGTTTCATGGCTGAACAGGTCAAAGGGCCTATTCTCTGGTTTAACAATGAAGAAGTACATGAGAATGTAAAGCTACGGATTATCCAAGCTAGTTTAGGTATTAGTACTGAAGAGATTCTCAGTAATGTAGCTCGGTATCAGAAGGAGTTCCTAGAGCGTACTAAAGGTCATATAAAAATGCCTTCAATGGCATCATTCAATAAAAGTGATATCGAACGTCTATGTAAGAAATACCAACCTAGTCTTATTGTGCTTGATCAAATAGATAAGATCCAAGGGTTTGCTGCTGACAGAGAAGACCTGATGTTAGGTGCGGTCTATCAATGGGCACGAGAGTTAGCAAAGTTATATTGTCCTGTAATCGCTGTATGCCAAGCGGATGCTACTGGAGAGAACACTAAATGGTTAACGATGAATAACGTAGCCAATGCAAAGACTGCTAAGCAAGCAGAAGCAGATTGGATTCTTGGTATCGGTAAGATCCATGATACCGGATGGGAGAAGATCCGATTTCTACATCTATCTAAGAATAAGCTAACAGGAGATAAGGATACTGAAGCAGAGCTTCGCCATGGTAAACTAGAATGTCTTATCGAACCACAAATTGCTAGGTATGCAGATATAAAGAGATGAAGCATCCAAAGAATAGAACTACAATATATGTGATTATCCGCTTAGCCTATAACAATCCTGTTATCCTTGATTCCTTTAGAACTTATGAAAGAGCAGAAGAAGTTCTAGGCATCTATCAAAAAGATAAACCTGAATACGAATACGAAATAATGGCGAGTACATACTACAATGAGTAAAATGACTGAGATTTCTGAAGAAAGATATGAATACCTTCTAGAGAGAGATGCTTGGCTTGATGCCTTGGAGCAAGCAGGGGTAGATAATTGGGAAGGTTACGACGAAGCACTTGAGATTTACAATGCTTTTAATGCAGAATAAATATGAATGTCACATCACTACTTTTACTAGTAGTGCAGAAGTAGCTACAGAAGTGGCTAAAGAACTCCACTGGAAAACGTCAGAGATTGCACGAGATCCTGTACTAGGTAATGATACATATTTCTATTTAACTAGTCATAGTGATTCATATGATCGTATGTGGGAACGTATGGTAGAAGCAGTAAATTTACTAGAACTTAAGGGCTGTAAAGTAGTTCGAGAAAAAATTGAGCATATCGTCTATGACCGACGTTATAACCTCTGACTGGGAAGTAACAACACACAATATAGGCTCTCCATTTGATCCACGTAACAAAGCAGTTTGCTTAGGTATTAAAGAGGACAACAATGATACTTACTGTCTTAACTTTCTTGAGTATCAGAATTTAACTGCATTGAATACCAAGCTACAAGATAAACTACTGGTATTCTTCAATGCTAAGTTCGACGTGCATTGGTATCGAAGGCTAGGTCTATCAAGTGTGCTGGAAAGTAAGATATGGTGTTGTCAGGTAGCTGAGTTTGTATTAGAGGGACAAACTAAACCATATCCAAGCCTTGAGAATACTGCTGTTAAGTACGGCTTAGGACATAAGATCGATGTAATCAAAGAAGAGTATTGGAGTAAGGGAATCAATACTGATGAGATTCCTACCCAAGTTCTTCATGAGTACTGTATCCAAGACGTAAATCTTACCTACCAGATTTATCTCAAACAACTAGAGCAATTTCAAAAGAGTCCTAAGCTCTTTGTACTATTCAAATTGATGTGTCAGGATCTGCTGGTCTTGGAGGAAATGGAATGGAATGGCTTGATATGTGATGAGGAGTTGTGTAATCAGCGAGCGGAGGAATTAGATAAAGAAATACAACAAATCAGAGAACAACTATCTAACGTATATCCTGACATTCCCATTAACTTTGGTAGTAACGATCAGCTTAGTGCTTTCCTATACGGTGGTAAAATCCCTAGAAAAGTTAGCAAGCATGTAGGATTTTATAAGAACGGTAAACCTAAATATAAACTCGAAGATGAGCCTTGGGTACTACCACGATTAGTAGAGCCCATCAAGGGTTCAGAGATGCAAAAAGAAGGTGTGTATGCGACAGATGAAGCTACTTTACGAAAGCTTAAAGGTCCGGCTGCAACTAAGTTTGTTGGTCCTTTACTTAGGTTGGCTGAACTTGAGAAACTATGTTCGACGTACTATCGAGGACTTCCTAAAATTATTGAAGAAATGAATTGGTCTAAAGGAGAGATCCACGGTAACTTCAATCAAGTAGTTGCAGCTACAGGGCGTCTGAGTAGCACAAAACCTAATCAACAGAACTTCAGTAGTGATTGTTTAGACGTCTTCATTTCGAGGTATAAGGATGGATGAAATTGACGACTATATCTTTGCTTTAATGGAATTGGCTGCTTTACTTCAAACAGTAGGTCCCAGCAAGCTATTAAACGATTTCAAGCAACAATATCCTAAAGAGTATCAACAGCTTGTTTTAGGAGTCTTGGAGGAATTACCCAAGTGACATTTGAAGAGTGGTATAAAACTTTAGGAACGGCGGGTAAGAATCAAAATCCCTTTGGAGATTGGTTTGTTGCTATGCAAGAGGCTTATAAAAAAGGATTTGAAGAGGGTAAGAGAGAAAGTGAGGGCGCCGATGTTAGTGCAAGCTGACGCGGCGCAACTTTAGAGTGGCGTACTGCGGTAGAACTGAGTAATGATGAGGTAGGTCTAGCTGAGATATTAGAGAAACAGGATACGCACAGCCTCAACCAAGTTGCGTTCCAGTTACCATCTAGACTCATTGCTAAGATCTATTTGTTTCGTACTATCTTCCGTGGTTCCGGTTGGAGCTTTGCTAATGATCCAAAATTTACTCACGTATCTAGTGATCCTAAATACTGGGATAAGGTAAACGAGAAATTCTATGCCAAGTACCATGGCTTAGATAAACAACATAAAGTGTGGGCTGACTTAGTAGTCCAAGGAAAGCCTATTGTAGGCCCTTTAGGGCGATTTTGGCCCATTGATATGGGTACGGACTACCGAGGTAATTTAAAGATCCCATGGACCGTTCTAAGCAATTACCCAGTACAGGGGACTGGGGCCGACGTGATGACTATTGCACGTATATCCTTCTTCAATCGTATGAAGAAGTTGGGATTGTTTCAAAAGGGCGTGTTGCTAGTCTCATCAGTGCACGACAGTATTGTAGTGGATGCCCCCGAAGAGCTCATTCAGGACATTACGAACCTTTTCCATCAGGTGTTCGATGCGTTGCAGATGAATATCTACAAGGTGTTCGGATATGAATGGCGAGTACCACTCGCTTGTGAGGTAAAGTATGGACCTAATATGAAATCAATGACAAAGATTGAGAGGACAGATGACATATAACTGGCTAGAACATTTAGAAACGCTACAGCGTATGGCAGATGAAGGTGAGTCGATATCTTCTATTGCCAAGTCTTTTGGGTTATCCCGTGAACGGGTACGACAGGTGTTTAAGAAGTATGGTCTTAAACCTAGTTCAAATCCCAAGAGACAAACGACTAATCGACCTACCCACTATAATAAAAAGACTTGACTTTTGATATGGATTCGGGTAAAATATTAAGTATAGACTACAGATTATGTTATCAATTTGTCTATTTTAATCGTAACTATTTTAACGATGATATACCAAAACTGCTAACAAAATATGTTGAAGCAGTGGATGCGTCAAATCATCATGTACAAACAATCAGAGAACTAAAGAAATCAATCGTGATTCTCGAAGCTGAGAATCGTTTACTCAAGGAGAGCGTTAGTTGAACTTTTCAATTCAGGTAGTACAAGTAGACAAGCAATTCAAGCCAACCGATAAGGGAGGCTATACCCAACTAGAGGTAGCCTTTAAGAACCTCAGTACGGGTAAGCTAGAGAGTAAGAAGTTAATGAGCTTCACCAAGCCTGAGGGTGTGTATAAAGCCCTAGTGGATGCAAAGCAAGGTGATACCTTCAATATCACCAGTAACAAGAATGAGAAGTCAGGATACTGGGACTGGGTAGCAGCTACTCAAGGAGCACCAGATCTTCCACAGCAACAACCAACTAAAACTACTGGTATGGGAAATGCCTCACCTAAAAGCACCTACGAGACCCCCGAAGAACGTGCAAAGAAGCAAGTGTACATTGTCCGTCAGTCTAGTATTAGTAATGCTATCGAGCTTCTTAGTGTGGGTGCTAAGGCACCCCCTAAGCTAGAAGATGTACTGAAGGTAGCTCAGGATTTTACTGACTTTGTATTCCAACAACAGAAGGAAGATGTATTCAATCTTCCTAATGATCTTCCACAGGATGTAGAGGTAGAATGATGTATAAGATTATGCGAACTGGTCGTCGGTTTAATACCAAGAGTTATCCAACCTACGAAGAAGCTCGTAAGGCAGTACGGCGTACTGTAACAAAGCTACTTGGTGGATATGCAGATTCTTTTGGCAGTTTGGGATTCTCTATTCAGAAGATTAAGTGAGAGAGCTTGCGTTAGTAGATGGGGATATAGTCTGTTACAGATGTGCAGCAACTGCTGAAAACGATCCCGTTGAAGTAGCTGAAGTACGGGTAGATGAATTAATGAGACGAATCCTTCATGAAACGGATGCTTTGACTTATAAGGCATTCTTAACAGGTAAGGATAACTTTCGTAAGACCCTCTATCCAGAGTACAAAGCGAATCGTAAAGATAAGCCCAGACCCATCTGGCTACAGGCATGTAGAGATCATCTGATTAAATACTGGAATGCTGTTGTAGTAGATGGTCGAGAAGCAGATGATGAACTGGGTATTGAACAAACAGCACACGAATTAGATTCGATTATCTGCTCGATAGATAAGGATCTTTTACAGATTCCTGGATATCATTATAATTTCGTAAAGAGTGAGCAGCTATTCGTATCGCCTTACGATGGATTACGAAATTTCTACGCTCAGGTAATCACTGGAGACGCCTCTGATTATATCCCAGCATTCGATGGTAAGTTTCGAACGAGTATACCGAAGTTTGTACAGAAGCTTCTCGATCCCCTATGGGAAATGACTGAAGAGTTGGATATGTACAATCATGCTTTACAGGTGTGGCTAGACCATTCCTTTAGAGATGGATATGATATTGTCTTGGATGTGCAAACCTATGCAAAGTGTTTATGGATTATGAGAAAGGAAGGTGAGTATTGGCGCGTACCAGAAGAAAAAGAGACGGACCATATAAATCAAGACTAGAGGATAAGATAGCTGCTGTATTAAAGCACGCTAAACAAGAAGTCAAGTATGAAAAAGACAAACTCAAGTATACCGTCGAGCACACCTATAACCCTGACTTTACCTTGGGTAGCAATACCTACATTGAAGGTAAGGGATTGTTTAAAGCCGCTGACAGGGCTAAACACTTATACATTAAATCACAGCATCCAGAAGTCAAAATCTTTTTCGTCTTTGGTAATCCATACAATCGGCTTAGTAAGGTGTCAAAAACTACTTATGCCGAATGGGCAGATAAGCACGGATACCAATGGTGCTCGATTGAAGATTTCAGCAAGTCTAAAGTAAAACAGTGGCTTGATTCCATAAAGGAGAATGGTAATTAAAGTATACCAAACAATTAAAACAGAAAATGGTACAGTTGAATTTAAAGGTGAGTTATCTCCTGAAGAGGCTGACTACGTAATTACAATGGGCCTTAATTATCTTCTTCAGCATGGAGCATTACCATTCAAGGCAGTGTCTGATCAAGATGAATTAATGAACTATGTTCCTGGTAACTTTAACGAACAATGAGACATTTGGTACTACCCGATACTCAGATACGACCAGGAGATAATGTAGATTTTCTAGAAGCTATTGGTAACTACATTGTTAAGAAGCAGCCAGAGGTAATTGTTTGTCTAGGCGACTTCGCAGATATGTCTAGCCTCAGTTCATATGATGTAGGAAAGCGAAGCTTCGAGGGTAAACGATATGTAAAGGATATTGAAGCCGCTCGTGATGCTATGGGTACCCTCTTAGTTCCTATATGGGAATTTAATAACAGGGCAAGAGAAAATAAGCATCGACAATATAAACCACGAATGGTGATGTGTATCGGTAATCACGAACAGCGTATTCACAAAGCTGTAGACAATGACCCCAAGCTAGAGGGTGTGCTCAGTATCAAGGACTTAAGGTATGAAAGTTATGGCTGGGAAGTATATCCATTTCTTGAAGTCGTGGTTATTGACGGTGTTGCTTACAGTCATTATTTTACCAGTGGTTCTCTTGGTAAGCCTTGTTCTAGTGCTGCTGTTATGCTTAACAAAAAGCATATGTCTTGTATTGCAGGTCATCAGCAAGGACTACAGATTGCAATGGGCCATCGTGCAGATGGTACCCCTATCACCTCAGTTATTGCTGGATCTTGTTACGAGCATGATGAAGATTATCTGGGACCACAAGGAAATAAACACTGGCGAGGTGTGCTCGTACTACACGAAGTAAAAGATGGGGCATTTGATATTATGCCAGTTAGCTTAGCTTATATTAAGAATAAATATACATAAAATGAATGACTGGCTACGAACTTACTTACGTGAAAGAGTTAAATACAAGATGTCTAAAATTTATAAAGCATTTGAAAACTATGATAGAGTGGGACGGTCTGATTTTACCACCAATTAATCTATATAATGTACCAAAGATGAACGCAAACGATAAACAAATTGGTGGAGATCACTACAAGAAATATAAGGGACTAGAGCCGTGGGATGTAGTACTAGCTTGGAATCTCGGATACCTAGAGGGCACTGCTCTTAAGTATATCGCTCGGTGGCGAGATAAGAACGGTATTGAAGACCTGAAGAAGGCTATCCACTTCCTAGAGAAGCTGATTGAAGTAGAAGGTATGAAACCCCAACCGGGGCAGGTTATGTACAACCAACAAAAGGTAGGTGATGGTACAGTAATATTTCAAGATAAGTCCATATACAAAGATACGATTGAAAAAGAATGGTCCCAGCCGTGGGGCTCTGTTCTAGGATCTAAGAAATGAACTTTAATCAGTATCAACGGAAGGCGATGAGCTTTCGATTACTAAGTGCCGGATACATCTATGCTCTATTAAATCTCAGTGGGGAGGTAGGAGAACTCCATTCCTTGCTAGCTAAGAGCTTACGAGACGGACTTAAAGAAAATCACAAAGAACTAGTTAAGAAAGAGTTGGGTGATATTCTTTGGTGCCTGGCTGCTGTAGCTGATGATTGTGGATTCAAGCTAGAAGAAGTAGCTACAGGCAACATCGAGAAGCTTCAAGCACGTAAACAGAATAACACTATTCAGGGGTCAGGGGATGAGAGGTAACGGGTGACGTATCATAATTTAGAAGAACTAAAAGAGTTGATCGCCTCTGAATTAGATGTAGATCAGATCTTGGATATCTTAGGGTGGGGAACATGGGAGCTAGTAGAAGCTCTTACGGATGAGATCAGGGAAAATCGAGATGACTTTGAGGATGCTATTAGATGAAAGTAATTATTGCTGGTAGTCGTCACATGCCCATAGAAGACTACCCTTTAATTCATAGAGCAGTTTTAGCTTCCGGCTTTAATCTTACAGAGGTGGTTTCAGGCCATGCCAAAGGGGCAGATCAATTAGGTGAGTTTTATGCCAAACAAAAACAACTTCCTTGTAGAATATTTCCAGCTGATTGGCATACATATGGTAAAGCGGCAGGTCCCATTAGAAATAAACAAATGATGGAATACTCCGATGCAGCTATTGTCTTTATTTGGGATAATTCTCGTGGTTCTGCTAATATGATTAAACAAATGCAAGAGAATAATAAACCCGTTTTTATTGTTAAAAATGGGAAATTATAAATGAAAGAGAAGACATACAAAGAACGGGATAACGAAAAGGCTCGCGGAAAGAAGAGATACCAAGAAAGAGTAATTGAAGAACACGAAGCAGAAAAAGAAATTAAGGAGTTTGATCGACATGAAGATATCCCCAATGAAAGTAGAACTGATCGACAGTATGGGGTCGGATTTATCTATCGTGAACGCCGCTCGCGTAAGTTTCCACAAGGAGAGTGATTGGGAGTATCTATATGACAATCACGATGGTCATGGTTTTGGAACCCTGTCTGTAAAAGATCAGAAGCTAATCAACTACCTAGCTACTCATAATCACTGGACTCCTTTTGCTCACGCCTTTATGTCGTTCCGAATAAAGGCTCCTATCTTTGTTGCTCGTCAGTTGGTTAAGCATCAGGTAGGCTTGGTATGGAATGAGGTATCTCGAAGATATGTTGACGACGAGCCTGAATTCTGGTTTCCTATGGAATGGCGGGGAAAACCAGTAAATGCTAAACAGGGTAGTTCAGGTGATGCCCCTCCATATGCATACTCACTAGGTATGGAAAAAGTTCTAATTCCTGTATTAGAACAATATAATTGGATGATTGAAACAGGAGTAGCACCCGAACAAGCTCGTATGGTACTACCACTTAACTGTTTAACGGAATGGATCTGGAGTGGTAGTTTAGTTGCCTTTGCTCGGGTATGTAAACTACGCCTCGATCCGCACGCACAACTTGAATGCCAAGAAGTAGCAAAGAAGATCTATGACTTGGTTCCAGATGATTTCGAGCACTCATGGAGTGCACTAATGGGAGAAACAAAATAACTGATTTTAATACAGATTTACAAACTTACGTATACAAGTCTCGATATGCTAAATGGCTAGAATCGGAAGGTCGTCGAGAGAGTTGGAAGGAGACGGTAACGCGATACTGTGACTTCTTCCAGAAACGATTCCCTGAGACTTTTCCATATAATGATATTTGGAATGCTATCTACAATCTAGATGTTGTCCCTTCAATGCGGGCTCTGATGACAGCAGGCCCTGCCTTAGAGCGAGATAATATTGCTGGATATAATTGTAGTTACATTCCGATTATTGATATCCGCTGTTTCGATGAAATCATGTATATCCTGATGTGCGGTACAGGAGTAGGTTATAGTGTAGAAAGGCAATATGTCAGCAGGCTACCGGACGTGGCAGAGACTTTACATGAAACAGGATCTACAATTCACGTTGCAGATTCTAAAACAGGGTGGGCCGCAGCATTTCGACAACTCATCTCTCTACTATATGCGGGGCAGATTCCTAAATGGGACACCAGCAAGATCCGACCCGCTGGAGCTAGACTTAAAACGTTTGGAGGAAGAGCTTCAGGACCTGGACCCCTGGAAGAGTTATTTACCTTCACGGTTTCCTTATTTAAAAAAGCTGCTGGACGGAAACTTAATTCAGTCGAAGTTTCTGATCTTGTCTGTAAGACGGCAGAGGTTGTGGTTGTGGGAGGAGTAGAGCCTAAGAAATACTAAGGCTCTCGATTTGAACTGAAAGGAGAAATCATGGAAAGCTTTAGCGAGTACACAGTTCGTAAACAAAAATTTCGTTATTTAGATTTCAATAAGATTGACAATAAAGACTTAGCCTATGTATGTGGTTATCTAGCAGGTGATGGGGCTTTCCTAGCAAATGCTGGTTATCCAAAGTTGTCTTTAAGCTCTGTTGATAAGCATATCATTGAAGCTTTTAAAGCTTATCTTTGTCCAGATACCTCTATTCAATATGTAGGTAAACATAGTACAGAGAGAGTTAAAGCAGTTAATGATATTTGGAGTATTAATCTTTCTATGAAAGTGTCTCAGGCATTTAAGCCTTTTGGTATTTTCTGTTATAAGAAAGACCGACGAGTAATAGGCATTCCTAACCATCTCTTTATTCATTACTTCCATGGGGTAATGGATGCAGACGGCTTTATTGGAATAACTGTTAGACGAGACTGTCGTTTACCTAGAGTGCGGATTTTTATCACTCATGAGAGTGAAAAGTTTCTAGTAGATTTACAAAATAAACTAGATGAACTTTTTGAGATTCCCTCTACTATTAGACAACATGGTACAGGCTGTTATCGTCTTCAATTACAACATACAGAAAAGAATAAACTGTTTTTAGATATGTTATATAGTGATACTCCTTTTGTATATTCTAGACAACGAGAAAATGTTTACAGAAATCGTCTAGCTCCAGACGTTGGGTTAATTGCTGGAAAGCGAAAGCCAATCAGCAGCCAAGCAGTAAGTATACTTGCTGAAGGTTCAGAGACTACCTGAGAAGTATAATCTTCTTAATAACAGGAAAGAACGCCCAAAACAGAAATGTTAAGATATAGTCCAACAGTAGACGGAGTGCTCTTATCTGTCTTAGTAATCTTACGGACGAGAGGATGCGTAACTACAAAAATGGGCAGTGGTGGGTAGATGAGAAACAACGAGCTTTAGCTAACATCTCTGCTGCGTATACTGAGAAGCCAGATATCGGTATTTTCATGAAAGAGTGGCAAGCACTATATGAATCAAAATCAGGAGAGCGTGGAATCTTTAATCGAGTTTCTGCACGTAAACAGGCAGAAGCTTGTGGACGTAGAGACACAAATCATGATTTCGGCACGAACCCTTGCGGGGAAATCATACTCCGACCTTTCGGCTATTGTTAATTAATAGCAACTTCATACAGTAATGTATGTCGAAACCGTGTGAATTCAGGGGAAGACCAGACCGGTTAATCCTGACCCAAGTTAAATCGGGGGCAACGACTAGAGCGAAAGCTCGTACACTCAAGTGAGTGGAAGCGCACGGCCCCGTCCACATAGAAGACGGGTGAAGATATAGTCTGAGCTATATAGGAATATATAGGAGGGAATTTGAGAAATAGACAAGGTTATTTTGTTAGTGATAATGGTATGCGTGAGTGTACTGGTTGTGGAATTATTTTTCCTCAGACTAGTAAAATGACCTTGTGCAAATCATGTAATAGTTCAAGAGTAAAAAGTATGACTCCAGAGTGGAAAATGCACCAGCGCGCTAAACAGCGTGCTAAATTCTGTGGTATGGAGTTCGATATAGAAGTTGAAGATATTATAATCCCAGATACCTGCCCTATTTTGGGCATTTCTTTAAATATGAATTCAGGTAGGTCTGGTGCTTATAAAAACTCTCCTTCTTTAGATCGGATTAATAATTCTCTTGGATATATTAAAGGTAATATTTGGGTGATCTCTCAACAAGCAAATGCCATGAAAGGCGCAGCAAGTGTGGAAGATCTACAGAAATTTGCTGATTGGATTAATTCTCAATATCCCCGGCAGGAAGTAACGACTCCTGTTGAACATAACTGAATCTTAGCGAAGTTATTGTCAGAGCAAGCGACTCTTTTGATGACCTTAAGCGAAAGGTGCAACTCGCTACTATTATCGGTACCTTCCAATCAACGCTCACAGATTTCCGGTACATTCGCAAACAATGGAAAGTAAATGCTGAAGAGGAACGACTACTAGGGGTATCTCTTACAGGAATTATGGACCATGTACTATTAAGTGGTTCATCTTGTGATGCAAGATATAACAATGTTCTTGAAGAAACACTACAGCAATTAAAGAATGAAACAATCCAGACAAACAAGGAATGGGCAGCTAGGCTGGGTATTCCTGTTAGTGCTAGTATTACTACCATTAAGCCCTCTGGTACTGTTAGCCAGCTTGTGGATTCTGCTAGTGGTATTCATCCTCGGCATAATCAATACTATGTACGTACAGTGCGAGCGGATGTTAAAGACCCTCTTGCGACGTTCCTAAAAGACCAAGGAGTTCCTTGTGAACCAGATGTGGTTAACAATTCTAATTATGTGTTCAGCTTTCCAATTAGGGCGCCTAGTGGCTGCATTACCCGGAATGATCGAACAGCGATCGAAGCTCTTGACCATTACCTTATTTTTAAGCGTTACTGGTGTGAGCATAATCCTAGCATTACTGTTTATGTTAAAGAGCATGAGTGGTTAGAAGTAGGTGCTTGGGTCTATCAACACTTAGATGAGATTGGTGGAGTAAGCTTCCTACCACACAGTGAGCATGTATATAAACAAGCTCCGTATCAGGATATCACCCAGGAGCAGTATGAAGCTTTAGCTGCTAGCTTCCCAAAGATTAACTGGTCTGCTTTTGATAACTACGAGAAAGAAGATAACACAACAGCAAGTCACGAGCTAGCATGTGTTGGCGCGAGTTGTGAGTTGCCCTTCTAAAAGGAAAAGAATGTTAAGTTTTGATCTGTCTTTTATCTATGGAATGTCTGTTGGTTTTGAACTAGCAGATTCGGAAATCAAAGAATTTATGCCTGAATTAGTTTGGGGATTTGTAGTAGATCTACTGATCTTCCGAATTAGTGTGTATAAAATTACCGTCTAATAAACAAAAAGCCCGCATTACGCGGGCTTCTCTACTTTATAACGTCGTAGGAGTCATTTTATGACGTCAAATGCTCTTTGATATAGTTTATACCTATCTGCATAATGAGTAAGTCCTCCGTTTATTCGTTTAGTAATTTCTTTGAAAAGGCCCATATCAGCTAATGAGTTTAGATTTTTCTTATTCCAATACCACCCAGAACTACGCGCCGCATTCACCGGTTCTTCTAATAACTCTGGCTTTTCCACGAGAGGTAACCCCAGTCCAAGCGACGCAAGTACGTAATTTGACTTACCAGTTATTTGGATCAGTCCTCTTCCCTTGTAGCGAACCCCATCTCCAGGTGATGTGTTACCCAAGTCTTTTCTTCCCTCGTAAGCTTCACCTGACGCTAATTCTTTCACATATCGCAGCTGCCCTGATTCATGGCCAATCTGGGCAAGGTACATGCGAATCCGTTGGGGAGTGTTTATCTCGAATTCGTCAAGAGTCTGGTTTAGCGGATCTAAATATCGATCGATTAAGCTAGCCTTGGCTTCAGTATAGATCAGTTGTAGTTGTTGTTTAGTCAGTTGCATTTTTCATTCGCTTCATAGCTTGTACAGTGCCTAGGGTATTAGCTCGTACACGATCCAGGATCTCTTTAGGAACACGCTGTTTGATAGCTTCCTGTTCGATTAAAGAGTTCAAGGTATCAGGATTACCACCATACATCAGGTATCGTTTAGCATAACCTTTAGCTTCATCTACATCTTTTCTTACAATAGCATCGTAGAAACGTGTAGCATTAGTGTCGCGTCTTTTGTTAATCTCTTTTTCATCTTGGATTTGTCGATATCGTTGATCTCGATACTTGCTTTCTTCTAGTTCACGCAAACCAAACTTGCGATAAGTTTCTTGTTGTGGAGTACGAACAAAGTCAGCATCATGATCTTGAAGGTGATTAGGATTAACGTAAACTGTTCCCTTGGGTGTAGTACCTCCTTTAAAGGGATCCATACCCGTCTCTACCATTCCTTGAATAGGACCAGGAGGAGCTACTTGATGAGCCATCTGAGCAAAGGTAGTCTTATTAGGATTAGTAGCAAAACCTGCGACTGAAGATCCTTGTTTATACAGATCAGTAACGAAAGGAAAGAGTCCATCAAAACTAAAATCCGCTAGATTACCCGAGTCGAAACGATTGGACATATTAGCTCCAGTAATCTTAGACATACCCCCATAGCTAAGCCAGTCTGGCATTGTTTCAATCATCTTTTCTTTGATATTGAAGTCCTTAACAGGTTCATGTACAGAATCTGGTAGCCAGCCTTTAACGGTTTGCCAAGCATCATCAATCTCTTGAAGAAATGGCATAGATAAAGTACCACCAATAGCTGCTTGAATACCCATAAACGCTGCTAGAGGCTTCCAGTTTCCCTTCGCTGCTTGTTGACTAAAGTAGTGTAGTTGATTGTAGTAGTTAAACTTGAATGTCTGTAATGTAGAAAGAGCATTACCAACAAGACCCATCTTCTCAAACATCATTGGACGTTCACCACGTCTATAATCAACCATAGCACTATTAGTAAGTTCTTCAGCTTTCTCAAATAACTTGGTATTGTCTTTAAATACACCACTCTGTTCCAAATGATGAACAAATCCCATAAAAGCATTAAGCCTAGCCCAATGTTCTACACCACCCACTGTAGTGCTCGCTACTTGTCCTACCTTTTCTAGTACACGATTCTTACCCAAGCCTTGAGCTTCGTCATAAATACTACGACTAACAATACCATTTGCTTCAGCATAATTCAGAGCTTCTTTTCCAATAGGAGTCATTGGTAGATCTTTATTAAAAAGGTGGTTTAGGAAACCAGCACTGGCATCCATAGTGCCCTTAGCAAGACTAGTTGCTGGATTATGTTTAAATCCATGAGCAGTTAAATCTGCATGCCAAGCACCAGTCCATAGAGGTTGAATAGCATTAGCAAGAGCAAAGCCAGTATTAAATCCTAGCTTAGTAGCAAGGAAGAAGGACTTTACACCACCTAAGGCTTCATAGAAACTCTTACGATCTGCCGGAGCCCAGCGACTAGTCATCTCAGTTAATTGTCGTTCCAATCCTGCAATGTATTCATTCTCTCCAAAGCCTAGTTGATTCTTAGCATACTGACGAGCGTACTCAAGATTGTTAGGCTGCTTTTCCATCAGCTCAGGATTACTAAGAATCTGTTTACTTTCCTTGGTAGCTTTCTGTAGTTCACTCCAAGATAAAGCACTCTTAGTATAAGCAAATTGTTCTTTGAACATTTCAAGAGAATCCTTGATAGGATCTTTCCATGGCCGGTCACCTACGAATCCTCGTATATTACCTTTCTCTTCAAAATGCTTAGCTTGGTTCAGGGACATATGAGCATCAGAGGCCATCATATCTTCTGCAATCGACTGAAGTGTAGCTACTCTAGGATCATTCTTATCTAGAACAGATAACAAGGTTTCATAGGCATCCTCAAGACCTTCCTTACCGCCTTTACTTTGATACCGTACTTGAGATAACTTATCATTAACGTCTACGCCATTCTCTTTGAGATACTGTAGTGCCTTCTCTGCACGAACCTTAGATTTCTCAGCAATATACCATACAAGCTTATTACCTTCGTATACAGGCACTCGCCACGGGCCTGACCATCTAGAACTAAGATAAGCCTCTCGTTTAGTTAAGGGCTTACGGCCCATTGCTGCTAGAGCAGCGTTCTGAGCTTCGTATGCCTTATCTTGCATTTCACGAAAGGTCTGATAGGCATCTAGTTGTTTCTCAGTGAAGCCAGCTTGCTGTAACTGATCAGGAGTATAGCGTTTTCCATCAAACATCTCTCGTTTGAGAACTTCACCTAGTTCAAAAATATCCTTACGAGCTAACTTAGCAAACTGACGTTCTACAGGTTGTACAAACTGTCGTTGAACTAGTTCGGCTCGCTTGGTAGCATTCTGGAATAAACGGCCTACTCCTCTAATAACCGCTGAACCTGTTTTAGTTGCTGTTAGGGTAGCACCAGACTGAACACCTCGTCCTACAGCACCTAATCCTGAATCGGATTGCTTAAGTGCTTCAGAAATGATATCATCTGCTTTGGGATCTGGTGGAATATAATCCTTGAGTTCCTTACCTAATCCTGGTACTTTAGATACTACTTCTCCAGCTACCTTTGGTACCTGAGCTGAAGTGTTTCTAAAGGCCTTTGGAGTAATCGCTTCAATGGCTTTCTTTACTGAGTCTCCAATCTCTTTAACATTGATTACTCCTCGTTGACTCTTTGGAGTATATTTAGCTCCAGGTAGCTGTTCTCCAGCAAGAGGTACCAGATTTAGATCACCAGCATTAAATCGTTTTCCTTCTGCTTCTTTATTAATGATTCCTTTTCGTTGAAGGGAATCAACCATCTTATTGCCTAAGTCTGTTTGTACACGACCGGGGGCAATATCGTAGCCTGCTTCACGAGCAGCTAGGTACATACGAGCAGCGGCGCCTTTGCCGCGTAAAGCTTCAGATACCTGAGCATTCTCGGCTACTAAAGTTCCATCCTTACGAATAGCAAAGTCAACAAACCCAGAGAGCTTACCATCAGGAGTCTTTAGACGAACCATTACAGAATGATTGTCTCCAAACTTCATGGGCTCTACATCTACAGAGAACTTCTGGAAGCGTTGTTTAATCTTCTCTAAGCCTTCTCCAATAGCCTGAATATCCAAACTACCCCGTTGACCTTTAGGTGCCTTAAAAGCTCGGGTTTTTGGTCCTTGGCCATCCCCTTTAGGACTATACGCAGTGTCTCGTAATTCCTGTTCGATTTGACTTAAGTAGTCGTTATGGGCTTCTTGCTTAGCTTGGAGTTGTTCATCCAATAATTGTTGTTGTCGTTGACGATATGCAGATTCAATCTCACCAGAGACATCTCTTTCCAGAGATGGTTGTTTATTAGCTTCACGTGCTTGAGCTTCTTCTAGTTGCCTAGCACGTTGTTGTTCTGCATTAGCTCGGAATTCTTCATCAAATAAATCTACTTGAGGGCCCCTACCAGCATCCTGGTGTTCTAGTGAGTGTAGCTCATCTACCGGCATACCATTCTCATCGAGTGGCATATCCCGTGGTCTTAGATCTAATTCACCTTGGATGTTGTTCTTATCCGCAAAAGACTGTTCACGTAGATCTCGTTGAGCACCTTGTTCTAGCTGTTGTTCCATCCAAGTTTTATCAGGAGCTGGTTTAATAGCATCTAACTTATCTAGAGCTTCTACTTTAGGAGAAACAGAGGGCTTCTTCACTACATCTTTTGTAGCCTTAGCCATGCGGGTAAGGCCATCAACTGGTAAGAAGTTTAAGAAGGTATCTGCACCAACAGTGCTGAGTAGTTCATTAGTATTCTCATCCATCTTATTACCAATGAATGGCATAGCATTAACAATAGGTTTAGCTGCACGAATAAGTGGTTGACGAACATCTTCTTCCAGAAAATTGCCTAGATTTTCTACATACCTTTCACCTGTTTTAGACTGTGGTTTTATGTTAAAGGTATCAGACATCCGCTCATTATGGCGCTTGACTGCTTCATCTAAACCAAGGAAAGGGGCTTGTGCAGCCATAGTTAGGCCACTAAGGGGCATACCAACAGCTTGTCCTGCAAAGTTAATAGCAGCATCAGCAATACCCTGTCCAACATCTTCTTCGTTGGGGGCAGCAGAAAGCCCCTTTTCAGGGGCCTCTTCTTCAAAATCAAATTCAGGTGTGAAATCAATTGGCATTTTATTTCATTTCCTTGTAACCATTCTTCAGAGCTTCTGCTAATTGAGCTTTAGGAATAAATCCTACTTTACCATCTGCTCTCTGAACACGTACCTTACCTTCAGGTGGAGGCGTTTTATTGAACCCTTGGGGTTCTGGTTGAGGATTAGTAGCCATACCTGTAGCAGCACCGATATCTACTTTACCTCCTTGTTGTACCATTCCCTGAAGGAGTTTAGCTCTTTCGTAAGCCATCTTCATCTTATCTGATTTAGCACGGTACATTTCCGCACGATCAGTATTACCGGACTGTTCTGCTTCAGAGGCTTTAGCGTCGTAATATACAGAGGCCTTCTCATAGCCCATCTTAGATACTAGTTCCTCTTCTGTTTTAGCTCCTGCACCGGAGCGTGCTTTTGCAGCATCTACTCTACTACCTGCATTAAGTTTTGCAATCTCAAGCTGGGTTTCATTTCGCATCTTTTCTCTAGCTAATTCTCGCTCTTCTCTCATCTGAGCTTCACGAGCAGTCTTACCCATATTATATACGTTATCTGCCATATCCTTGAAGTATGCAGGCAGTTGATCAGCATTAGTTACAAGTAAATTATCTAGCTCAGGATTATCGGGGAAGTAACTACCAAGCATACGCTTAGCAATAGCTGCTCTCATTGGTGGAGGAGCAGTAGCCATACGAGCACTTACTTGACCAAACAATTGGCCCATGTTATCTAGTTCTTGTAGATGGGCTGCTGTGAGCTTGTTTTTATTATTAGCATTCTCAGCACTAATTTTACCCGGCTGTGTTTGTTCAGTAAAATCATTACCTAATCTAGAACCACGAGTCTGTTCAATAGTTTGATCTGTACCAGCATCTCGACTACGATTCTGTGAAAGAAGTGTCTGTAGATCTAAAGGCCGTTTTTGTTGTAAGAAGTTCTGTTCATTACGAAAAGCATCTTGTAATGAGGCATTATTTTGATCTGCAATACGCTGTTGAGTACCTACTTGCATAGCAGCAATAGCAGGCATCTGCTGAAATAGAGTACCTAGATCTGGGTATGGGTTAGGTAAAGCTTGATCCATATTTATTCTCCAATATAACCGTCACCACCCGTAAACCAGTTATCTCCTAAGAACGAGTCTGGAAGTTGTGGTCCTGAGTCAGCAGGCATATCCCAGTTATTAGAATATCCACCATTAAATAAAGAACCTAGACCCCCTCCAGCAGACATTCCTTGAATACCATCTCCTAGTTTACCAATCCAATCGCCCATTTTATTACCTAGTCCAGTTTTAGTCATTAGGGCTAATAGGGTATTAAGCCCTTGGTTCTGAGCAACCCCACGCTGTTGCATCAAGTTAGCATAACCTGGAGAACTAAGAGTCTGCGCGTGACGATCAGCTAACATACCCATTAACTGTGCTTCACGAGGACCATACTGACTTCGCCTACCAGCAGCAGCATCTCGTCTTTCTAGTTGCTGACGTAGTTGTTGGGCATATACTCCATTAGGAGAAAAGATGTCATTTAGATTATTCAGAGCTTGGTTGTATTGACCTTTAGCTCGATTCCCCATATAAATACCGGCTAAGCCTCCAGCCACATCACCTACCATACCACCCCCATTAAATCCATCAGTTCCTTGTCCAGGTACACCAGACATTCCTTGGTTAGCTGTTACCCCACCTAAGGCTTGTCCAGCATATCCTCCTAAAGCAGAACCTGCCATAGCTCCGACAGGCCCAGCAGCAGCACCTAACATTCCACCAAACATACTACCAAAACCCTTACCTACTCCTGCTTGATCCCCTTTAACACTCTTGTCAGCGAGATTAGCTATATTTGCAACAGGACCAAAAAGACCTGATTTATCTGCTAATGAGAGTGCTGCTTTAGCTACAGGATTATTCATAAAGGACATAAGCCCCTTACCAAACTTACCCCATCCATCTTCATTAAATGCAGGAGTACCAAAAGTGTTCACTGACGGAGCATCAGCAAAAGAAAATCCAGGAGAAGAGGTAACACCCTGACTCAGACCATAATCAGCAAGACTATACCCAAAGGGGCTAGAATCATCCATTAAACTAGTTAAACCTAGATTTCCTAAAGTAGCATCAAAGGCTTCTGGAGATATACTAAAACCTTCTGTTGGAGCACTCTCGGAAAAGCCTGCTTGTCCAAACCCATTTGCATCTCCGAAACCTAAACCAGGACCAGAAATACCACCACCAAAGGCATCTGTAGACATACTACCAAATCCCTCTGTACCAAAACTGTCTGCCGCAGAATCACTTACACCAAAACCAGAACCACCAAAGCCACCATCATCACCTTCACCCATGTTATTTCCTTATATAATTTGATATGTAAAAGTAAAGAACATAGCTCTATTACTTGTATCAGTAGTTATAAATTCTAGCGTAGCTCGATCATTAGCAGCATCTGCATAGACACCAGCACATTGACCAGCAACTGCAATAGCACTAGCAGTACCGGCTAAATCTTCTGTAGCTCCAAAGTTGGATACTACTGGAATAGAGATACCCAGTTGAACTTGTCCTGCTGCTGTTGGGTCAATATCTACTTTTCCACTAACAGTTACTGTAGCCCCTACTCTAAGATATTGAGCTTGATATGCTGTAGAGGCTGCTACGTTAGTTGTGTTTGTTAGTGTAGGAGTATAGGTACCAGCAGCTAGAGTGGGTAGATCACTAATAGTACTCATTAATTGAGTACCTGTGTGATTAGCTCTAGCTCTATCAGTTGCATGGTAGTGTAGGGCACTATCCCCAGCATCTGTTAAATCGGTATGTTGAGCATTAGTGAAATGATAATACTCGGTAGCTACACCACCTTGAATATTCTGTAGATCATTGTGATTAAGTATACCTTGGGATAGATTATTAACTACCTTACGAATCTTCTCAATCCAGTCATTCCAGAAAGAATGTCCCGGAGCTACACCTACAGGTTGTGGTGGAATTAACTCTACCATAAAGATTAGCTCATTCTATATTTTATAGTACAGGCTTTCATTCCTTTAGTGCCTGCATTTGTAAAGGTAAACCCAGATCCATAATATAAGGTAAAGGTACCAGAAGTAATATCAATTAAGGATATGCTATCTACTCCATTATCAACAGTTCTTCCAACAACAATTTGAGAAGAAGAAGGTTGAAGTTTTGTAGGTAATCCTGTAAGTGTAGCCGCAGTAGTATTACTAGTACCTGTTATGTCAGGAAATTTTAATGTAACTTCATTATTATCAATGGTCCATTCTACAGATCCTGTAGGACTTGTAGTACAACCCGTTAATGTAGCAGTAAAGTTACCAGAATAAACACTACCAATTTTAAGTGCATTCTTTAAAGATCCACTATGAAAAGCATCAGGAAGGGTTGAAGCAGTTCTATTTGTTACATAAAGAATAGAATTTTTTAATGTATTTCCACCACTATCTACATCTAAAATATCAGCAGTTGAAGCAGTACCTCCAATATCTAAATGAATAGAACAATCATCAGACGCACCTGTTAAGCCACTAGAACCAGCGGCCGCGCCACCTATTCTTGCCTTATAATCACATGCTCCTTTATTACCTTGTATAAAGACTTTAACATTATGGGCATATGTACACAGAAAGGCTTCGACTGTAGTATCGGCAGCAAACCAAGTAATACCATTAGGGTTTAAACGTCGAGCAGCGGCAGTCTTTGTAGTAATAACTTGTATATCAAAATATCCACTATGAACTCGATTTAAGGCTAAATCTTTTTGACAGTTAATCGAATGTGCTCGAACATGAACACCAGAAGTCATAGATGTGCTGAGGGCTCCCGTACTAGCCGCTGATACCATCTTAACTGCATAGAGACAATCTTCAGCCATTATATCTACATTAATAGCTGTCTTTTTAGTTAAGCTTGTAGCTAAGTCAGGCTCATATCCAAAACCTTCTGAACATCCTTTAGCAATAATTTTAGCAGTAATTAAACCCAATTCATTTGACCCTGTACCGGGTTGAATTGTTACAGCTTTCCCTCCATCCACAAAAGTTGTTTTATCTAATGAGGGTAAATTTTTACAGAATACCTCAAGAGTAATATTATCTCCACCATTTGTTATACTAACCCCATTTGTACCCGAGGCAGAGCCACTAACACTACCCGTGAGTGTTGGGAAGCCTCTAACATGAAGGTTTTTTACAGCATTTAATTGAAGAACGTCTGCACCATCTACCGAGGTTGTTTTAAATATAGTAGATGGACCAGAACACCACAATGTTAGATTATTACACTCTAAAAGAGAAGTATTTACAGAATTTTTAAAAGGAAAGTTTGCAATACCGGTATCATACGTTCCAGGAGGAAAGTATAGATCATGACCATTAGTAAGAGCAGAATTCCATGCATTAGTTAAATAGGTCAACATATCTGTAGTAGATACAGAACCATCTCCTAAAGCCCCAAAATCTTCAACACTAATAATGCGTCTATTAAAAGCATGTTGAGTAGTAGTTATAGTATTAGAAAAAGGTTGTTTTACACTTAATAAAGCATCTCCCTTAGTAAGATCAGAATTAGATAAACCATATACAATATCATTGATATCATTTAACCAAGTAGAAGTGACAACAGTTCCAGATGAAAAGTTTGTGTCTGCCATATCATGAGTTCCCTAAGTTGATATCAAGTTCCAGATATCTAATACGAAATGGAACTGTTGGTGTACAAGTTAACTTGTGTGCGCGTCTACGGAAAGAGCCACATTGATAGATACAAGGTAGTTCTTGGTTTAGATTTACTGTCTGTGCTGTACTAAACGTCTGATAATCATCGTCTGTCCAACTAATTGACATGGTTGTATTATCAGAGGGCCGATCTCCATAAACTGTGAGTCTATTAATTACTTTTTGGTTGTAAGAGTCAAAATCTTCAATACCAGTAACGATTGTCCAGGTATATGACGAACCTGAGTCTGTAGTAGCTGTGGAGATAAATTTATGAAGTATTTGTTGTCCAGAAATATAAACTACTGGTAAATAAGTACTTGTGGTTTTACTATTAGTAGAAAACTTCACATTAAGATCCATTCCGCCAGCAATAGCCCACCTAGTCCATAACTCTGTCTCTAGGTCAATAGCATAGGTATAAATACCTGCTGTTAGTAGATAGAAGTTATGTCCTAAAAAAGAAACTACACATCCAGAATACTGTGTATATGTAGTAGTGGTTGCTTCAAGTTGTCGCTGTAGGCTTTCATTGGTTATTTGTTTAATCTTAAAATCTTCAAGTACAAAGATGCCGGGAGTACTCTCATTTGAGTTACCAATGAAATAGATCTTATTACCTAAAGTAGCAAAGCCTCCTAGAAAACCATTATACTTAACCGGTGTATCGTTACGAGATAAAGGACTACCAGTAGCCTCAGCTGAATCCCAGAAGTATTCAATACTAGAACTACCAAAAGCAACTAAGTAGTTGTTTAATTTAGCAATATAGTTTAATGGATCTGGGACCATTTCAGCAGAGATATAATTACCAGCTGTCCATGCTAAAGGATCATTTAGATCACTATTGTAGATATCAAATGTTCCAGCTTTAACTACAAATAAGTATCCATCTAGGAAGACTAAGGCTACCTTCATTGGAGTAGGTAAATCAGCATCAGCCGATGCAACTACAGTATAACTTGAATCGATTGTTTTTAAAGAAGTTCCATCAGTAAAAACCAATTTAACAGAACCATCATCATATAAAAACTCAGTAACAGCTACATCTCCTGAACTGGTACCTAAAGCAGAGGTAACAGTAGTTAAAATAGTACCAGAAGTATCTACTATTTGAATATCATCATCAATCCAAATAAAATACTTCTCTTGTGATTCCCAATAATATACCTGACGAATCGTTGTAGATTGAAGAGAAGCACTAAAGGCTTGAAGCCCTGGTCTACAGAAGATATCGTACACATTTTCATGTGTAGTCTTATTCTTCGTTACTTCAAAAAAAACATTCAGATAATCTGGATCTTTACTAAAACCAGAGGTACGACTAGCGTACTCCTTCATTAGAAAGAGGGGCTTAGTTTGATAAGTATTCTGAGCAGGTGTTTTCGTAAACGCCACAATTATCTCATTCCATAGAAATCAGGTTGGAATAGCAATGAAGCATCTTCACCTTCCATAGCATCGTCTAAAGCTTTCTCTGCTTCTTTCCTGAGTTCACGTCGATCATCAAGAGGTACACCAAATTCAGGTGCTAAGTCTACTGCTAAATTATATATTAGAGCTTTCTGCCATTCTTGTGGAAAGTCGGGAGTTTCTCCAGCAGCACTAAAACCTTCAAAAGGTCGTTGATAGGTTACTTGAAGAGTATAGGTACTAGCTGCTGTACTGTCAGGTAAAGGCCAGAGAGAAAGTACCCCAACATTAATCTTAGGTTGATAAGAGAACTGAGAAGGCACTCCAGTAGACTCTGTATTTAATAATCTAAAATCTTTATAAGCAATTGGTAGAAGTTCAATCATAGAACCTCCAGTAATTGTCTCAAGAGCCACCTGATAAATCTTTAAAGGAAAGGGAGTATTAAGAGTCTGGCCTTCTCCAAAGGTATAATCTCGTTGTGATGCAACTAATGTTACACTATAGTTATTTCTTGCCCATACAGGCATTCCGTGAATCTTTTGAAAGAGAGCAATCAGAGCATTAAGAGCCTGTTGACCGTTACTAAGATCAGTAGCATCAGCAGACTGACCTTTAGCTAGTCGGCCACACTTTCGCATGGCCGCTTCAATGATCTGATTACGTGTTAGTTCATAGGTAGTATCAGCAGAAGTTGTCATAAGGCAGGAATAAGAGCAGAGTTAACTGAGAGAGCTAAAGTAGCAGTATCACCTACTGTCCCAGAGGCAGTCGAAATACCTATACGACAGTTTACATTAGTAGCATCTGTACTAATTATAATAAGTCTACTAACTACCCAAGTTACGTTATTATTAGAACGTAATACAGAAATTTGACATCTTTGTCGTTGAGGTGTAAAAGGCAACCCATGTGGAATTGCAATAGACTTATCTCCAGTAGTAGTAATATCTATTGTTGAGCTTTCTACTTGAGCCATTGTATCAAAACCGGCTGCATCTCTAACTAGATTGGTTGTTCCAGCATTACCTACTGCTTTAGTTACATGATTAGAGATCTCACCACCAATCCATCTAGTATTAGTACTACCAGCAGTCATTGAAAGGTTAGTGCCATTTGATCTAGCAATACAACCCATTAAAGAACAATTATCTGTCTCAATTCTAAAACCATAAGTAGTATTGGATAAAGCAACACATGAAGAAAAAGATACTCGATCCGCATTTGTAGTATAAGAAGAGTCCTTAGTTCTAAAGCCTGTAGCACATTCTATAGTAGATATATTAGTAATTTTTACTCGTTCTTGTTCTACTAAGACTCCTTCGGCCGTAGCCGATCGAATAGTACCATTAGAGACTGCAACATCTCGTGCTGAGATTTTTACACCGGCACAAGATGAGTAGTTACTTCCATTTACTTTTACATAGAAATTAGTAAGACTTCCATAATGTCCACCATCACCTCGACTATCTCCTACTTCACCCTGTTTAAAACGTATACCTGCATTAGGTGTTCCTGCATCATTGAATTCTTCTATGTGAATATTAGATAATTCCCATCCAGGACCCATGATATCAATACCAGCAAAGGGATCTGTTAGGTCAGTAGATCTACCAAAACGACGGACAGTAACATTAATCATCTTATTACCACCATCAGTATCTCCGTTGTTCTTTACATCGATACCATCCGCCATTACATCTTCAATTACAACATTTTCAATACGGAAATCTTTATGACCACCATTCTGAATACCAATACCATAATCAGAGGAACGATGGATATAAAGATCTCGTAGAACAAGTCGCTTAATACCATGTAACCAGATAAGCATATTACCATCATCATGTTCCGTACCAGTAGTAGGCGGATCATAACTACCATCGAACTCTAAACCCTCAATTTTAATATTAGTTAGTTCTAGTCCCCCATTAACAATAGGAATAGTACCAACACGTAAGGTAACAAAACGGGTAGGCACTGAAGGGTCAGCAAAAATCCGACTTTTTCCAATCTCTCCTCGTAGTGTAATATTACTCGCTTGGATGTGTAACGCCATATCATCTGGAGAAGAGCCGTTAGCTCCGGTTGGGTTTAGTTTACGAACTTTATAATTACCTGGAGGAAAGTAAATAACACCACCCCCTGCCGCTGATGCTGCATCGATCGCGGCCTGAATAGCTACTGTATCATCCGTAAACCCATCCCCAACTGCTCCATAACCCTTTACACCGTATACATGATCGTCTACATCATTACACCAATCGGCAGAGATAACAGTTTGTCTTGAAATAAATGTGGATGAACTCATACGGCAACTCCGACTATACTTCGGTTAACAATGGCAATATCCACTATGGCAGAAATTGCAAGATTCTCTAAAGCAGCATAAGGTGGAGCATAGTCTGCTCTCATACAATCTGCTGTACCAATATCTGCATAACTAGAGGAAGTCCATACATCACAAAAAAGACTAAAATTATCAGGTGGTTCTGGACGTGTCCAGGGAGGTACTACTCTCTCTGATCTCGTTCGTAAGAAATCTTGTGGATGTCTAGTCTCAAAGTCCTTTTCACAGACCATGAGACTATCCCATCGTTTGCGGAGTTCTGTAGATTTATATCTGAAACCACATACGTCACATATAGCACTCCATACTCCTGGCTTCCATCCACTCATTTCTTAGCTAAAGCCTCTCGAACATCCGCTTTCATCTCATCTAGCCAAATACGTAATTCAGCTTTGAACTCCTTGAAGTCTTCTTTTCGTAACGTACTTTCTCTAAGTTGACGAACATCATCTTCATTTGTCTTGATTCGTTCCTTGGTGTTTTCGTGATTTAATTTCATGAAGTACATCGCAATCCCCATTAATCCATTTAAAACAAAGGAAACAATTATTGCAGCTTCCATCAGTTCGTAACCTTTCTACCATCACCTAATAAGTGGCTATGGCAATCGACAGACTTTTGAAGACAGTTCTTTACCCATGTCTCCATAATATCTAGCTTCCACCCAAACATCCAATCTCCATGGGTACTAGTACCAGGAAAATTAAGGTCATGGTCACTGGACAGATGCCATCCTTTAGTACCAGTACTAGGAACATCATAGATAATATTAAATGATATTTCTGGTAGTGCTACAGGATGACTAACTGGACATCCTCCCCTTGCAAATTTCATATGACTCTTGTGATCTACAGAGTCTAAATTAATACCATCCCAACACTGTGGAAAGAAAATTTCTTGATAGAGTTTTGATCCTTGAGGGCACGGTTGAATTGTTGGGCCTACTAATGATTCTGATCCTAGACCGATACATTTCCATCTACCACTGGGCCAGACCTTTGTAGGATCTGTGTTGTGCATATTACCAGAAATAATAACCAATCCTTTTGGGAAGGGCTGCACATCAGCAGGCTTTACTCCGTTGTATCCGGTTTTATAGTACAGACTGGCACTTAGAGGCTTGATAGGGTTTCCTGAAGAATCCATCATAGAAGGTACCCAATATCCTGACATATTTACAGTACCACCTACTGCATTACTACGACCACCATCTCTAATATTATCAGGTGTAGTATAAGCATTTACATCTGGATTACAGAAGAAAGTATGTAGATGTGATTTACCTGATTGTTTAGGATATACAATTGGATCATCGGGTGCCATATGAGTGAACTGACACGCTGTTCTAAAAGCCCCTATATTAGAGGGAGCAGGTAGTTCCGAGGTAGGTTGAATCTTTTCAGTTGTATAGAAACTACCTGTATAAACGGGAACATTAAATACTTTGACTACGACAGGACTAGGAGTACAGAGAATTTCTCCATTTACTACTGTGTTAGCAGAATCAATACACTCTTGAAGAGTATTAAATACTCCATAAGAGGAAGTCCACTTAGTTGGCTCCTCTACAGGAAAGGTAGCTGCTTGAGCAAATGAGAATAAAGACAATAAGAAACCAACTAAGTGTTTTTTCATATTACTTTTTAGTAAAGTGCTAAGATGTCTGTAGCAGCAGTTCCTGTAGATAATACTTGATCTACTTGAATTCGTAATACACCAACAGGTACAGCTTTAAAAGTGACAGTTTCTCCATTAGCTGTATGAACAGCTACATCCCCTGTAACACCTATATATAATGCTCTAGTAATGGGAATAACTGTTGCATCACTTTTAGTTACAGCAACTGCACTATGGAAAGGCGCTAGAGAATCTACTCCTCTAAATTTACCAGCCATGATTAAGAGTCAATAGCAGGTAGGAGATAACCTTGAGCATTAGCTACAGCAGTAGCACGGTTCTCAAAGAGACCATATGTATGTGTAGCAGTAATCAAGATTTCCGTAGTAGCATCAAGATGCTTAATGTTGTTATAAGCAATAATACCAGTACCAGCAGTTCCATCCGTGGTAATTAGAATACCAGCAGTAGAAGCGGCATTGCCTGTTACTTGAATCTGATTGCGAAGAACTCGAACTCCTGTTAAGTCTTTACCAGTAGCAATTGTAAACAGAGCAGCAGTGTTAGCTGTAGCATTACCTGTTACCATAACATTATCTACAATTTCCCAGTTCTTTTGTGAACCATCTACTAGAGCAAAAGCAAGAGTAGCTGCATCAGGCTCATGCCAGAAGCAGTTGGAAACACGAAGACCATCAGCAGCATTGTCTGTAGTATTCGTATCAATCACATGAAGGAAATTCATGTTAACAGCAGTCTCTACAATATCTACATCTTCTAGAGTGAAGTATTTAGCAGTAGTTAGAGTAAAGGCAGAAACAATATCTGCGAAGTTAGCAGAGATAACAACATTCTTAAGTGAAACGTTCGCTGCACTAACACCAATAGTGGCCGTTGTAGCAGTATCTAGAGTAAAGGTAGGACGCTTAGTACCTAAACCAAGACCAACAATAGCTACTCCTGCAACGTTAAGTGCTAGAGCCGTTGCTGAAGAAATGGTTTCAGCATGTCCAGGTTTAATGAAGATGATGTCACCACGATCAGCAACACACTGACTAATAGCATAAGCTAGGGTACTGAATGGAGCATTAAAGGTACCATCATTACCATTAGAACCACTTCGCTGATTGTCTAGTTGTACAGTACTATTGGATACCCAAAAGACCTTACCTGGATGAGTAACAGTGATAGGGATTCCACGAATTAGAACACCCTCTTTAAAACCATGTGCATAATTTGTCATTGCCATAATTGTCTCCTGTATAAAGGAAAAGTGGGGTAGCTATGACAACTACCCCAACAGAATTAACTATTAAACTCCAGGTGAACCGTAGATACCACGCCAGTCACCCCAACCAAAACTACAACGGAAGGTGGCCTTGAACTTAGCGTTTTCAGTATCGAAGTCATCATCGGTACTGAATTCATCATCACGACGACTAAAGTAAAGCATACCATCACGTGCATCAGTACGAAGGAACCAAGCATCGGTATCCGTGAGATAATGATTAACTACAATCTCAGGAACCATGCCCATAGTCTTAAGAGCATTCACGTTACGCTCAGCACTGTTAACCTGCCAATCACCCTTAAGAATACGAGTTGCCTCGAACATTAGGTTAACTGGAATAATCAGTGTTTGAGGACGTACCGCGATCTTTAGACCACGATCATCGGTGAAGGCAGCAATATCAATAATTGCCTGTTCTAGAGCAGCTTCACTAAGGTCAACTGCTACAGACGGACCATTGGTTTGGGTACCACCGGCCACGTTAGAATGGCTAGATGAACCACCGCCACCGGCTGATGCCACTAAAGTAGCACCATCACCCCCAGTGTATGAGGTATTGAAAGCACGGTTGTAGACGTTAGCACCTAGAATCTCTTTAGTCTGACGTACAGCAAACGCGAGGCTTTGAGCCTTTTGCTTACCAACGACATTATAAAGATCATCTTCAAAAGCTTCACGAGTAACTACGAAACCAGACGCATAGGTAACGTGCTGGAAACGAGTCGTGAAACCCTGACGGCTAGTATCGTATGTAATACCAGCACCCTCTGCCTTAGTAGATAGGAGACCTAGACCAGAAAGACCCACGATCTCTTCAAAGTTACGCTTAGAAGTGTTGCTCTCAAAGAGTTTAGTCCATTCAACAGGAAACTCAGTGTAGGTATCACCATACCAACGATTAACACCAGGCCATAGAGCTTTTGCAAAGCTGGTAGTAGAAATAACGCTCATATATTTTCTCCCTTAATTAGATGCCAGTCGTGCCAACAGATTGATACTGATGGACGTTAAACCTAACCAGCACTTTAGCAGATGCGCCAATTTCATTACCAACACGTTGTACGAAACCTAGAAGCTGGAAGTTTAGAGTTGATGTAGTATTCTTAGTACCTACGTCAATGGTGGCTGGTGATACAAGAGTAGATGATGTACGAGCAGCATTAGCATGACTCATATTTTGACCCACATCAGTAGCAGCAAGAGTGCCATTAGAAGTTTCTACTTCCATAACAACATCAGGAGAATCTGCTACAAGAATATATCCAGCACCAGAAGCTGCAATTTGAGCTGCGGCAGGTAGATCTAGTGCAGTAGAACCAGAGTTCATCTTACCAACAGGATCAAACTTAGAGTGCATTACTGCAACAACAATACCAATAGGTACATCACCAGCAGAAGCTAGATCAGCGGTAGCAATACCGTTAGCATCAGCAGAGCCACCTAGTTTAACAACATCCCCTACTAGAATTTCATCAGCGGCAGATGCTACGTAATAGAGTCGTGTAGCGCCATTGTAAGGGGAACCATTTAGATGTTTTACGACTTTAAAGCCGCAAACGCGAGAAGTGTTAGCCATGAGCTATCCTTTCAATTTTTTATTTGATGCTCATGTGCCGGGAAATTTTCGTTATTTACCTCGGGCAGCATCAGCATTCATACTAGATTCTAATGCGTCGATTTGTTGCTGTTTAATAGTTTGATCTTCTTTATACCATTCCTTAGGAATACGCATAACAACAGCTTTCATACCTTGTCCTACAGATACCTCAGTAGCAGATCCTAGAGTAGACGGCTTATCTACACGGTTATCTCCTACCTTAGCATCAGGAACAATTTCGTAGCCTTGTTCTTGAAGTAACTCAACACGATCTTCGACGACATTAACGATACGATAATGGTAATTAGGATCCACATCTTTAACAGTTAGCTTACTACGAACTGCTAGGGGTGTCCTACGTGGCCTGACTACAGGCGCTTTTGATGTTAGCTCTTTTGCCATGTTTATTTCCTTGCTTTGATTGCCTTAAGATCAGCAATATACTGCTCTTTGGTAATTAACGGCTTTCCGTTCTTATCTCTTTCCGAAAGAAGAGTTTTCATCACAGTCTCTTCTTGTGGAGTAAGTGCATAATCCTCTTTAGACGCACGTGAAGTAGTACGGGTACTGCCAGGGCTCTCTACTGCCCCAGGACGATCTCGATTAGGATTATGAAACTTATTCGGGAATTCTTTACGTACCTCAGCTTCTACCTTCTTTAGTACTTCAGAGGGTGCTAGACCTAGTTTAGCAAACTCTAATCCCTTAAAGTCAGCAAAGGTCTTCATGTGAGGTTGGGTAGCATACCAATCATTCTTTTCTACCCATGAAGCAAATTCAGGATGTATCTGAGTTTCTTGAGCTACTTGCTTAACCTGCTGTAAAGCAGTTTTAGCTTCTTGTTCTACAGACTCAATCTCTTCTTCGAGTTGGTCTGCTTTTTCAAAGTCCCCTTCACGATTAGCCTGCTTGTATTCACGCTTTAAATCAGCAAGGGCCTTTTTATATGAAGCTTCAGATACTTGTGTGTAGTGATCTTTGAAAGCGGCCAAAGCTCGCCGAACTTCCTTGATCTCCTTATTTTGATGCTCAATCTTTTTAAACAGTTCACCGCGTCGAATAAACTCTCCCGCGTCTACCCATTTATTAGCATCACCTTCAAACTCATCCTTAGGAACCCAGCCTTGAGCTAATGCTTCTTCTTCTACTGGAGTATAAGTTTTCTGCTCAGTTGATTGTTGTTCAGTAGGTTCTGTCTGTTGTTGTTTTTGTAGCTCTTCGCTCATTATTTCTCCCAAACCATGACGACGTCTTCATCGTTTAACACAAGCCACTCCTCATCACTATCGGGATCTTTTACAAATTTACCCCCATGTCGTGTATAAGAAATGGTATCACCTACTTTACACCAAGGATCTCCACCAAAGTCTCGGAATGCTGTTGGGCCAATTTGTACTACAGTTCCTACATCAATAATTGTAGATTCTTGTCGTTGTGTTTTGTCTAGAATCAACAGTCCTGCTGCTTTAGCAGAGGCAACTGCTTTATCTGCTTCTTCTAGTTTAATAGGCTTTACTAGGACTCTATGTCCGGGTGTTACTGGTTTCATTCTTCAACCTCCTCTAGGTCGATTTCTTTATTCACAATATCATCAAGTGCTTGAATGTATCCCTGTAGATATTTAGTTCTTTCCCAGGAATCTACAGTAGCTAATGATTGCATTACTGTATAAGCACGCTGCCTTGCAGCATTAAGAAACTCTTTAGTTACCGGGTTTTCTTGCCAGTCTGTGACGTCTTGTTTTGAGATAATAATTTGCTTTGCTCCTTAGCTTGCATCATCTTTTGTTGGTGGGCTTGCTCATTATGAACAATACCCTGTTGCGCTTTCACAGTCTCCGCTTTAGCTTTGTTAGCTTCAGCAGCCATGAAAATCTTCTGTTTGTGAATCTCTACTGCACTTTGAAGCTGTGCCATCTGTGCTTGATGTTGCATCTGCATATCGTGCATCTGAGCTTCCATAGCCATCTTTTGTTCTGCTTGACGACCTTCTAACTCCATCTTGAACTGATCATACTGTACCTTCATCTGATTCTTTTGCTGTTCGATTTGCATCTTCATCTGCATTTCGAGTTGCTTAGGATCAGGCTGTGGTTGTACTTGACCTGTTTGTTGAATCTCTTGACTGAATAACTTTTCCCAATTAGGTTGTTCTTGGGCCTGTAAAATTCTTGAAATAACTTCTACAGGATCTAACATCCCCGTAGGCAGTAATTCCATCAGTCCTTGTGCTTTGAGGAGCTTTTCTGTTTGAGATACTGCTGTAGGATCTGCTCCGGGACAAATATCATAGGTTGGGTCATGGAAATCGTCTGGGCCCACTGGAGCATCCAGAATGTCCACATATGTCTGAGGATTGAGATAGATTCCATTTAGTTTATATACCTTCTTGAACTCTTTCTCCAAGGCACGGTAAATACGCTTATACACAGCAGTAAATACCTTCATACCCTGCTCGATCGTAGCCATTGTGGTGGTAGCTGGAGTGTTCTGTCCTGGCATCTTACCTACGAAGATTTCAGCTACAGAGGCTAGTTCCTTACCTGAAGTAATTAATGAGCCCAGAAGCTCAAAAAGAACCTTACTCGGTTCATTTGCTGGTAAGGGTACAATCTGTTTCTTTAGATCCTCTCCAGTAGAATTAACAGGTTTCCACTCACCTGGAATGAACTTCTCTTGTCCGGGTTTTAAGCGAAGACCTTTTCCAATAAAACCAGAAGATAGGTTGTTTAAAGTACCGTTGTCAACTAATTGATTAATTAATGTATTAACAGCTTCATTAATAGGGCCTAGAAGAACACCAAAACCAATGTCATAAAAAGAACCATCGGGATTAGGTACAAAGGAAAACTTAGTGTAGTACTGAATAGGCTCAATACGAACGATTTTTCCTTTATCATCTAGTTCCACATCTTCTAATTCATACCTGGGAACAATTCTAAGAACTTGTCCTTTAGAACGTTCAAAGGTTACAATATAGGGTTCTCGATAGCCATCATCATCTAAGTCTAGAAAGGTATGTTGTTCTACTAATTCATATGGTGTAGTTTCATCAATGACTACACTACCTTTACTAAGAACAGGTTCTCCGAGATCAACGTCTAAGAAAATCTTAGCTCGCTTACGTTCTTCCATAACTCTCTCAGACATACGAATAATTTCAGAGACTCGTTCCGCTGTTTCCAAGCATTCTGCATTGTTATTTACTACTAGATCTTTAGGTAGAACAAGATCACTCTGTACAATTTCTTTTGACTTATCCCAATAAGTTTTCTTAAAGACAGTTCCAATGATAGGTAGCATAATTAGCAATCTATCCATATCTTCATCCCAGTGTTCCATCTGATTCATGAACTGGTATGAAAGGAAGGTTGCTACTCGATCTGCTTTATCTTTCTTTACTCCCTGAGGATCTTTACCAATAACCTTTCCTTTAACAATCTTTCCATCAGAAGGTAGTAAGGAAGGATATGCTCGTGCATTAAATTGCATCGAGGCAGTAGAAAGAAGGGGGTATTTAACGTTAGATGCTTTAGGCCAGGGATGATTTTTTTCTTCTCTTACCTGCATCGCTAACTTAGTCCAGTCCTCTAGATCTCGCTCCCATTGATCACGAGATTGAAGGTCTAGTTCAAAACCCTGTTTACACTCAGATCCGATGTCTGTTAGTTGATCTTCGTCTAAATCCGCAGCGATGTTTACAGAGCCTAGAAGCTTCTTACTGGCTTTGGAGTACTGGGCTTCTTGAGCTTCATCATCTTCAGTACCCACAAATGGTACTTCTTCCATCCCCTCCTGCATCTGATTCGAATTCTCGTAGTTCATCAAAGTATTCCTCTTCTTCTAGCTCATCTCGTGTAGGAGCTTCAATTACTTTGTCCAATAACATACCAAGATAAGCAAAAGCATCTACTTGGTCATCGTGAGTATCTCTTGGAAAGCGGCATAATTCGTCCTCAAATGTCTGATACCAATCAGCAGCCTTATCAAATTTAACCCCTTTACACCGAACTCGGGCTTGAATACTACGAGCACGGGCTATTTTATCTTTTCCTCCATGTTTTAGTTGGAGTAGATTGAGATAGGTGTTCTGTTTAACCATCTCTTCCCTAAGGAAAGGTCCGATTGACTTAGAAACCTGCATATCTTCAATACCAACTACCTCAGGATCGAAGGTTCTTTGGAGAGCTAACAGGGTATCTACGATTTCTCGTCCATCCATACGCTCTCGAATAACGTGTTTTACGTGGATTCTGCGACTTTCATCTACACCAGCTATTAAAAATACTGAATAGTCAGCTCTTTCATGTTCGGCAATAGCCAAATCTACGGTAATGTAGTATTTTAGAGGTAATTTTCTATCGTCATCTGTTATGTGGTCAAAATCACCCCGTTTAAAGTATGCTACCGACTCATCTAGAGGGATATTTAGGTATTCCTGACTGTAAATATCAGGCATACCCATGTCAGTATACTCTTTTCTCTTCTGTCTTAAGGTTTCTTCTGAGTGTTTTTCCGGCCATAATACAAAATCAAAGTCGTCGGTATGGGCACGATACTTGATACTACGCCAACCCGATCGTTTTGTTTCTGACCAAAGCTTCAATGGTTCTTGATGTGACCATCGATCGTAAGGCTTGGGCATCAATCGTTCGAGTAAGGAGTCCATATGAAGGATTGTTCCTACTACACGAATGATTCCTTTAGATGAAAGACAGGGTAGCAGAGCAGAGTAGAACCACTTACGCATCTTTTCCCGTCGTTCCTTATTCAAGACCAATTCATCGTTCTCCATATCATCACAGAGAATAATGTCAGGCCTGGAACCAGACCAGATCAAACCACGTAGTTTCTGTTCTGCGCCTTTGGCGATTACTCGAAATTTATGTCCGTCCTCAAATTCAACAATGATATCTGTCTCAGTATCTTTTATGAATCGGACGATACCCTTTTCGTCCCGCTTGAGTCCAAACAGCTCAATCAACGCTTGATTCTCTTGGAGTTGCTCTTTGAAATATCCAAGGAACATAGCAGCTTGAGACTCCGTATCAGATACCAGAAGCATGAACTTCCGTTCTCTGAATAGTAGGGTAGCTAACCCGTAGGAAACGGTCATACCCGTTGTTTTAGCATGTCCTCGTGGAGCGGCTAACGCGACCATCTTATCTTTACCTGAGAAGAGTTCCCACCCTTCTCTATGGAAATCTGGTGTTTTTACAGCATCATCGAACTTACTGGAAAGAACGGACCCAACAAAACCCTCAATAACTTCTTTATTAAGAATCATTTTCCTCGTTGAAGGCTGAGAACCATCCGCTCACCGATGATAAAAGAACTGTTTGCAACTGCTACTTCTAAACCCAAGGCAGCTATTTCTGGAGTAGTAGCTACGATTGAAGTAAACAAACCACCAACAATAAACAAGCCTACTGCAATGTATCGAAAGGAACCTCTGAGATCAACAACCCATTGTGAAGGAGTACCATGAGGATCATCGAGTTGGGCAAGTGCCTGTAAACGCGCTACGTTGGCGTTAGAGAGCTTTATTTCATCTTCTACTGATAACCCCCCTACCTTACGTGAAATCGCCCCAAAAAGCGTTTTAACGGCTTCTACGGCTGCCGGTGCTAAAGCTGATATCAAAGCTGTTGTTATCATTTCTTTTTCCGTTCTCTTGAACTGGTTTGAGATTTAAGACTTCCATTGGCATTACGGGAGAAAGATCTATTTGTGCTAGCAGAGACGACTCGAAGGTTGGACTTGGAATTCGACCCACCCTTAGATAAGGGTTTAATGTGGTCAAGATCCTTTCCATCTCCCTTATGTGTTGCTCCAGAAGCGTTACTCTGGTTTCTAGCGACTGTTCGTTCGGATCGATTTTTTCGTTGTTCTGGCTTGGAGTGGTACAGATCGTATTCACGTCTATAATCCCTCTGGCCGTTCTTCTTCGTGTATGGCATCTGTGTTCTCTTCGCTGTTGACAACTTCTACGTATTCGATATCTTCGACGGGTTCTTCGGGTTTAATACCCTTAGCTAAGTCACCAAAAGCTTTCGCTAACTTCGTCAGCTTATCTTCGATTTGATCTGCTGCTACCGTAAAATTCTCATTCATGTTGAGTTTTTCTCGGAGAAGAACACTGTCCATTGCTACTTTGTTAGCATCTCTCATCGATACTGGTTTACGCTTTAGTTTTCCTGTTTTCTGATCGTAGATGAAGTCTCCTTTTTCCATCCGATCAGCTACAACATCCCAGCTCTTGTCTACGATTTTCTTGATCTTGTTGGAGAGAACCAAGTTCTCTTCCCGTTTTATTTCCTGAACTAGGTCTTTCCACCACTCTGATCTCTTCCAAGCAATCAGAGTATGTTCACTCATTTTGAGTGCGGCAGCGGTTAGAGGCAGCGAACCTAACATTAGGTAGGTAGTTACTGCTTCGATCTTTTGTCGATCGCTGTAGTGTTTATTTACATCGGAAATACTCCGAGATTTGATTTTGTACGTTTTTGCACGTGGACCATCGGCTAAAGCCACTATTCGTCCCTCTCTTTCCTCGTTAAGAAAATACCACTCTATACTTAATATTATACCATAACTTGACAATGAATACAATAGATTTACGATATTTATTTATTTTTATACGAAATTTACGCCGAGCTTCGGCGAGGCTATTGACAAATACTGAAAAATATGGTATAATATTTATATACACTATTAATTTATTTTAATAATGTATTTTACTTATTTATTTTATTAATCTATTTTATTCATATACAATAATAGGAGTTCAAATGGAAAAGTATAAAGCTCAATGGACAGAGTTTGAAGTTCAGTCACTGGCTTACGGTATTCTCAGAAAACATCTGTATCCAGGATATTTGGTACGTGGAGAATACAAGTTTCCTAGTTGTCGTACAGATATTGCTGTTTTTAAAGCTCACAAAGACAAAGAACCAGAACTGAAGTTTGTGATTGAAATCAAGAAAAGTTCAACAGGAGAAGCAACAAAACAAGGAGAAAGATATGAGGATCTCTTAGGAGTTCCCTGTATTTATGTCCGTGGAGCTGATGAAGCTTACAAGGTTCTAAGTAAGGTATCTGAGTACTTGTAAGCCGAACTCCGGTAGGAGAACAACGTGGTTCGGCCTCAAGAAGGGCCTTTAGAGCCCTTTAGAGCCATTTAAATAGCAAAGTGATAGCAGCCCCTACATGGGGCTTTTTTATTGTCTTAAAACGTCTCTAATCGAATACACCCTTGTTTTAAAATTTTATAAAATCGTAGCATGGTGGTTTACCCGAATTTCCCTCCAAACTAATTTCCCCCCACCCCCTCCTTCAAAAAGAAACGAGAATCGTTCACATCAACTGGTAAAGTAAGCACTCACTTACGCGCTAGCCCGCATGAACCCTGGAGTTTACATAATAGCTCTTGTCGCGCATGGGTATTCTTTCGTAAGAATTACCTGTCATGAAAGAATCGTGCATGAAACAAGGAATACGTGCAAGAATCTTGTAAAGTAGTGCCAAATTGGAGCTAAGTTGTTGATTTTATTAGACCACCTAAAGTTAGTAAGCACTTACCCTCACTTCGACCACTGCATTTTTCATGCCAAAGATGCACCGATGTGACCTTTTTTGTCAGGATGTGACAGGGTGCGTACTGTGTACTCCAATTGCTGCAACCGCACATGAGCTGAAAGCGGGTAAAACTGACAAAACCCGTCACTTTTAGGGGCTATTAGGGCTGGTACGCGAACTGCTACATATGTGGAGGAGAACAGCCCCGCCCAGCCTTCAGCGAGGAAAAGAAAAGTTAGACAAGGGTTGTAAAAAGCGAGTGGAACGGGTTGACAAGGCCAAACGGATCACGTATAGTAGAGATACGGTAAACAACCGCTTAAAGCAACTTTGCAATGAACAGCCTAGTACATGATACCGTTCACAGAATGCTCAACGAGATCGGCGAACTGCGCCGATTCGTCGCGATTGATAACATGCCAGATAAGCTACAACAGGTACGCCAACTTCTACGGGAGTTGGACGCAGAATTAGAAGAGCAAAAACGTAAGCAACAATCCAACGGAGGGCAGTGATGAAACTATCAGAGTTGAAAACCCTTGTTGCTCTTATGGAACAGGGAACTGATGACATCAATCCAGACCCTGAAGTATCATTCTGGTTGCCCCGAAGCGTTGAGAGGGCAGTTAAAGATGCGGGACCACGAGCCGTATTCATTGATGTGGTTCCACATATGTGCCATACTCTCAATGGTGTATCTCGTCACAAAACCTTTGATGAAGGCGGGGACTATTCCTGGCCGTTGGAGTTGGTGAAATGAATCGTCCGTATCGTGAGAACTTCCCCGATGACGTATCCTTCTGGGTAGCTTATCGTAAATGGCAATCCGAACAGGCATTGAAGGTGATGCTTATCAGGAGTAGAAAGATATGGTAGTGTGGAAAGTCAAGCGAACCTCTGTTAGGTGGGTATGGCTTGCCCAAGCTTGCCGACCGAACGGAGTGCGTAAAGCACTAGTTACCGATGATTTTGGTAATCTTGTGACAACCTCACATCTTTACGGAGTGAACCGGGAGCTTGCGCTATGAGAAACCATTACGAGTTGGATGAAACCCGCCGTGCTCGGCATCTAGAAAGCCTGAAAGCTCGTTATCCTGAAGTAGATAGGGAAACCCTCAATCGCTATCTGGATTACAAAGAAGAAGGGTATACTACCCATGAAGCCCGCTTGATGGCGGGTATGTCTGACCCGAACGAATAATGGAACGTAGCGAACATGAACCGCGAAGACGCTAAACGACTGTTGCCAATAATCCAAGCCTATGCAGAAGGTAAGGAGATTCAGGTAAAGACCCCTATAGGATGGCGTCCCAGTTCGGAGATGGTACACTTCGAATTAAGACCAGACCACTACCGAATCAAACCGGAATCGGTAAAGATTCGATATCGTAGGTATCTGTACAAAGGTTCCAATTCACCAAAAATGGGTATTTGTACAGATGGGGATTATTCCTATTCCGTACCTATGGAAAAACCCCGGTTCATCAAATGGATTGACCCTGACTGGATCGAATACGAGTACACCCCGGAGTAAATAATGCTAACCTTTGTATTGATTCTTTTTGCACATGTAGGGCCATTGGGTGATGGTAATTCCAATGCCCTTACTAGTGTCCCCGGCTTTGTCTCTAAGGCAGCTTGTGAGAATGCTGGCGTAGCAGCGCAGATGATGGCCCTGAACACCGTCAAGCGTATAGAATTCGTTTGTGTGCCGACCAACTAACTAACGGAGTTAATGAAATGGAACATGTAATTGCAACCCTCCCCTCTAAAGTCTCGCCTGAGGCTATCATTACAGGGGCCCCTACAGCACTGAAGACGGGTCATGTAAATCATGCTGTAACCCTATTCGAGACCTTCTGTAATGAAGACCAAGAACAAACTAAGGTAAGCACGGTACGTGCAATGATTCACCTTACCTGCCCTGAATTCCAGGAGCAGTGCTCTAAGGCTGTAGAGATGGCAGATGCAGCCGATCGAGCTTCAGGTTGGCAACCCAAGGAAGGAGCTAAGGGTATCGCCAAGTATGGCCCTAAGCGTACTGTCCTCAACTCACGACTGAGTGAAGCTCGGCTGATCTTCGGTGCAACCAAGATGGAACCCGGAGTCACCAAGGAACTAGGGTATTGGAAGGCCCTCGCTGCTAGTCGAACCTACCTTGATGAAAAGGGCCTGAAGTGGAACGGTGAACGTAAGCTCTCCAAGGATGAAAAGGAGAATAAAGCGGTAGCTAAACTCAACCTCAAAGCCATGGAGGAAGTGATGACACAGTACCCCATGGAACCCGGGGAGTCCATCAAGGACTACAACGAGAGAATGGCTACACTGGTTGATAAGGCCATTGAGGACAAGCGTATCGAACAGCGCAACGAGATGGTGGATAAGATTGTGGCTAGTCTTATCGAGAAGCACGACCCCGATACGCTGCTTCAGGTAGCAGACAAACTCTTTGGTAAGTTTGAGTTGGAAAACGAGGGCGAGCAGGTGTAGTGTCCTTGCCCCTACCTACGAAAGTGGGAGGGGGTAATTCACTACGTCGGTTTGTTGACGTAGGTTACCAAGGGAGAATAGGTAATATGGACGCTGTTTTGACCCAATTTACCCGTTACTGCGCGCATTGCGCTCGGTATCACATCCAACCAAATAGTTTTACGCGATTTGTTTGTGATGTGTTCCCTTATACTACATTTCAGGAGTGAGAGAATATGAGACTTAGTAGCATGATCCATAGCTTCGATCCGGTATCACAAGAACCTCTAGTCAAGCTAGAGGATGCACAGAAGGCTATGAGTATTCAGCGTGAAGAGCACTACAAAACCCTAGAAGAAATTGATGCGTTACATAACTATGCCTATGTGATCCTCGCTTTGGTGGCAGTGGCTGCCGGCGTGGCGATGTTCTTCTTTTAAAGGAGGTATGTCATGGGTCTTCATGCTGGCTGGTTATTCTGGGCGATAATCGCCTATAGCCTGCTCTGTGGAGCGACGGTGTTCCTGTAACACCTGGTTACAATTTAAATACCACGGATAGCCTGATTGTGGCTATACTAGATTCACGTAGCGAATTGGCTACGGGTATTTAGAAAGGTCTATCATCATGGCTATCCCCGAAGCTCTCTTGAAGGTTGCCGCTAACGATCTTGGCACCGCTAACGTAATCGCACAGATGCTTAATCCCGGTGAAAAGGTTGCATACGGCTCGCGGTGGGCGCGGTTCCAGAAGATTGCACCCCGTGCGTATCGAATCGAGCGCGGTGATGGGGAACAAGTCAAGTCCGACGAAGTTACATCTCCCGCAGTTGCGAAGATGATGGTGATTCAACATGTGGCTACCCAGCCTATTGAAGCTTCCCCCGACAGTAAGATGAGTGCTACAGATCAACTTAAAGCCACTGAGGCAATGCAGAAAGGTGAACCAGGATGATGGCATATATCATCCAACTAACCCTAAAACTCCCCTCAGGTAAGAACTTGAGGGGATACATTCAACTGATTAATGGTTCCACGGAACTATTTGAGCAGCGAGACTTTGCTACCCGATTTAAGACACGTCAGGAAGCAGAGAAAATAGCTAGAGATACCATAAAGGAAATGGGATCTATGTCTAACTTGGAGTTTGAATTAATTGCAGTACGTGCTAGACGCATCCTGTAATAAAGCAACCCGCCTAACCAGCGGGTTTTTTATTGCCTTGAATGTAACAAAAAGTAACGCAACGTGCGATTAGTGAACAGCGAGCGAGGGATACCGAGCGGTTTAACAACGGTGTTAAACGGCAGCAATGAGGAATATCGAATCGAGTGGCCCCTGTTATTTGGAGAAAGTTTTGAGATATCAGATTGTGAGCGAAGAAGATACAGGAAGTCTAATCAGATGGATAAACGATTTTATGAAAGCTGGTTGGAAACCCTTGGGCTCTCCTTTCGTAGTTGGGCGCAAGATTTGCCAAGCAATGATTAAGGAAGGTCTATCAACATGAACGAGCAACTACAAACTAAGCTAGTAGAGATTCTGGGTAATATCCAGAGTGCTACCAAGAGTGCAGGTGATTTTGCTTTAAGTCAATTACCAGATCTAGCACAAAGCTATATTCTGTATGGACGAGTAGTCGAAACTTTCACTGTTCTTACTAGTCTTTTGGTCTTTATTCTAAGTTGCTGGTTACTTTTCTTATGTATCAGTAAATTCTACTTTGCAGAAGGTGGGGATATTGATCTCCAAGGAATGGGTATAGTACTAACACTTATAAGTGGTAGTATCTCCTTTATTGTTGGTCTTTGTAATCTTTCTTCTTTGTTTCTTGTCTGGCTTGCCCCCAAGGTTTGGTTGATTAAAGAACTTGCAACTCTGATTAAATAATACGGAGAGAAACGACGTGAAACCACATAAGCACTGTGAAGTAATCAAGGCATGGGCAGATGGCCATGAGATTCAAATCAAAACCCTTACGGCGGGTTGGGTGACCACCCTCGGGCCT